CCTGTGTTGGTTGCCGCGCTGCTGTACCCTGTGTTGGTTGCCGCGCTGCTGTCCCCTGTGTTGGTTGCCGCGCTGCTGTACCCTGTGTTGGTTGCCGCGCTTCTGTACCCTGTGTTGGTTGCCGCGCTGCTGTCCCCTGTGTTGGATTCTTTAGCATTTTTAAAATCCACCTTACTTAAAATAAAGTTTACACCTATGCCAATGATATGAGATAGCGACACTTCCACTTTTACAAACAAAGAAGATGTGGCAACTTTTGAATCTGAATTATCTCTATCAATATCCCCTTTGGATTCAACTTCTGCAAATCTTGCATTAGCTGGCTCATAATATGAAAAGATATCTAAGGGGTTTTCGCAGAAATGGAAGCCATTATTACAGGCTTTTACTTTTTCATTTGCTGCAAGGGTGTATGTTTTGCCGACTTCATATTGCATATCACGGCATTTAAAATCTTTATCAAAACCCTTGTATCCTGTTATGGTAGGGGTCGTTTCTGCTTTTGGTTTTTGTTTCATTTTGTTTTGATTTATTTATAAAATTAATAATTGTTTGCTATGACTAGCTACCCGAACATGAGTAGTTATAATATTAAATAGGTTATGTAAAGAGCCAAAGCCGAAAGGGAGAGGATTAAAAATAGTTTGGACTCTTTGGTTAACTGTTTCATGGGGTTATATTATTTATTGTGTAATAAATATACTTTCCTTTTGCCTGTTTAACTATCCCGTTTTTTATGAGTCCATTTCTATTGAATACCTGCATATTTTCTATATAGCAAGTAGTAGAATAGTAATACTCATTTATGAGCTTTGTCAATCCCTCTATTGTCGGGCTACTGCAAATCTTATTCATATTTTTACTTTTTAAAAGTGGTGCAGTTCTTATTTTCCCTGCCCCGTGAAAAATTAGTTTATTGTTATTGAATATATGATAGTACCCCCTGTGGCGTTCGTGTGCTGTGTTATCATTCTGTATCAAGTTTTAAAAGTATCTTGTTAGTTAATATCCTAAAAGTATTATATACTTCATCCAGTACGTTTTTAGGGGCTGTGAAATCATAGGATAGTATCAGATTGTTATATCTGTCTTCCCTGAGTAGTACCTCTAGCCGTTGGGCAAATGATTTACTTTTTACCTCGCTTGGCTTTCCTATTTTTATGTATCTGCTCATTTTTTATGCTTGTGTGAGGTTATTTAATAGCAAATGTTGGTTTTTTCTCCTGTGAATATCCTTTCAGCCATTGCCTAAGATATTTCAGCTTCGATAGGCTTATCAGATTTCAAAGCGTATATAAATGGATAATCAAGTTTAACGCCTGATAACTTGGCTGGATACTTTACGCCTCCATATTCTAAGGTTAATCCCTCTTTTTCGTTTACCGCCTCTATGATTTCGCGGTGCTTGTCTATTAGTGTGATGTTCATTTTTTTATAATTTAATTGGTTAAAAAAGCGGGGGCTAGCTGCTCCCCTCCATTAAACAGAATCCTAGTTTGCAAATTCAAGTATCTTATTAAATGCTCCGTTGTTGACTGCGAAGCCTGAACCAGTGTAAAGGCTTTCAAGTCTTGCGTTCTCGCGGCTCGGTACTGGCATTTTGTGAGTAGTGTAATTTGTTACACCTGACATTAAACCCCATAGAGATTGCCCCTTTTGGTTTATCTCTGTACTGATAGAGGCTAAAAGTTCATTAGTCCTATTGATTGCATAGGTAGTGTTTTTGTCGTTATTACGGTATCCCTTATCCATTACATCTACATCAGTAATGTTTTTAACTACCTGTGCAATGTGTATGGGCTTAATCTCGATGTTTGATAGCCTTATGAACTTATCAAATAGGTTTGTTTGATCAGTGATTACTCCCTGCAAAGTTCTTATTGCATCTTCTACGCGGGTATGTATGCTTTGGGTATGTCTTGCGCTTTGTTTTAGACCCTTACTGGCATACATAAAGGTATTGCGGCAAGATATAGTAATGTTAGTTTCCCCCCATTTTAAAGAGGTTGTACCATCATGGCTGTTTATGCCTGTCAAAAAGCCGTTTACACTGTCATTATTTGTTCCGATGCCCTGTATTTTGTTAGGGCTTTTGAGCTGCAAAAATACTTTGCCCCCTCCGTTAAAAGAACCACCTGAATGGATTTCGTATCCTGTTTTCTCGCTTATCCTTATCAGCATTTCGGCAAGTTCAGTGTTTTGAAATGGCATATACGATTCCTTACAAGTAGTAAAGCATTTTTGGGTATCCTCCCTGACAATGCCGTAAAATCCGCTTGGCTGCCCTGACGGTACATTTAGAACCTCTTTTGATATCTTCCAAGATAACCCATATTTGTCAAGTAGCTCCCCTACGTGGTAAGCATTCTCAGGGTTTTGAACGTTTTCAAATACACCGTTTAAGATGTTGTCTGCAAAGTTGTCGGTATTGTTTACCATAATTAAGATGCGATTTTACTGTTGCGCCCAGTCTGTTTAATATTAAAATTTAAATTATTACTGTGTTAGTTTCTCCGCTTGCAAGTCTCTCCATAAGCGGCCATGATATTTCAATGGTCGTATCCCCTGAGCAAATTATAGGCCATTGGAGCTTAGAGCCTGCTGCATATGCTTTATGTTTCCCGTTATCAGTTTCTAAGAATATGGCAACGCTATTAACTTTGTCTATTAGCGTCCTCCGTTTTTCATAGACTGCTATTTGTATTTCTTGTGTAATATTCATAATGCTGTTTTTGTTTGGTTATTTAAAAATGGTGTTACTGTTATCGCCTCAGTCGGTGAACATCTCACCTTAAACCGAAAGTTTACTGATTTTTTGCAAGTTTGATGTTAGCATAGTCTCCCGCACTTTTGTAGTATGTGCCGTGGTATGTTTTGCCGTTTATGGCTTTAACCGTTATATGTTGTCTAGTGTCTCCAAAAAATGCTTTAAAGGCAGGCGCAAAAGATACATTTCCTAATACCTCTCCAGTCCAAGTGGTTGCCTTAGAATCACTCTCTGATATGTATAAGGTGTATTTTGTAGGCACATTATTGATAAATTCATAAACCTCTATTGAGCTTCTATCTTCATTTGTCAAAGCATACCCGCCAACAAAAACCCGTCTTTGTTCTTGTTCTTCTATTGATAGCCAATTTTTACCAAGTGATTTTAAAAACTCATTTTCGAGCTTATTTATAATACAAAGTTTTTCATAAGTCTCTTTGCTGATAATGTTTGTTGTGTGTGACATTGTGAGATGTTTTATTGATACGCTTAATTGCTTATCGAATACAAATGTAAATCAACTTAATCATATAAACAAGCTCACAAGTATAATATGCCTTAAATAATAATAAACGTACCTAATGTTTAAACCAACGTACATATATAACCCAATCTTTTAACAATTAAACCCTTTTTTTTATTCCTCTGCCTACCGTGTAGCGTAGCGGAACGAATCAAATAAACCTGTATTTGTATTCCCTCTATCCTTGTAAGTATATCCTCACATATTACCATCTATTCAGCCTATCTATATCAATCCCTCAAAACATACCCAAATTAACCCCAAATAGCCTATTTAAAGCCATATAACCAGTGCATCCTTATAACTACTCCATTAACCAATAAAACTACCTTAAAACCCCTATAAATAGCCGTATAGAATAAATCTAACATACATTACACCGATTTGAAAGCAATAATACATGGTTCTAACATCACACAATCTCTATCGCTATCCATGAGTAAAAGAAATGGCTAATTGGTATTGTATTAATACATCCATTTAAAAACAGCTAAAAAATAGTGCCTCAAACGTTGTGTATAACTAGCTTTGAGTAACATTTTGGTATGTAAGATTAATTTACCAAAGTTAAGTTATTTTGCCTATATTTGTGTGTATGAATAGCAACCCCGATTTGTCAGAAAATAGCCCCGAAATAGAACATAATCCCTTTGTAAATGAAATGTTTATGTTCAGAGGTCGTGCGGTAAATGATTTTACCAACAAAGTAACCATAGGTAAGATTAATTTACCGTCTGAATGGCTCACAGATACCACTCCAAAGATTAATAAATACCGCAATTTGGATATTATGGAGGCTGCATTAAATCTATCTCCAGCAGCGTCTAAGGTTTGGATATGGATAGAATACCATTTAAAATATAAGCATGATTATATAATACTGGATAAGGCCAAGATCATGGAACGGTTAAATATTACCCGGCAAACGTTCAGGGCTGCTATAATTGATTTGGAGCTGAACCACTTTGTAAGGCAGTCTCTCAATCCAAAGACTAAGACAAAGTATTATATTAACCCACGTATTATATTTTATGGCAATAGAGGTATTGCTTATCCTGACCACGTTAAATTAAACACACTTAAAAGACATTGACAATATGGTAATCAAACACTTAAGCGAACAACACGATAGCATAGGATATGAATTTATATATCCAACATCTAAAAGTCCCATAACTGATATTGACATCTATACAATGAATTATGATATTAATGTTGAATTTGGTAGAATATGGGATGTTAAGCCAGAAATGATAAATCCAACCAACGAAAAAAGAAGGTTCGTATATTGGCTAGGTGAACAAGGAGTAACTGAGCAAGTGCTTCCATATTCAGAGTGTTTAACTGGTCAGCCATTGGACCAAGTAGAAATAAATCCTTTAATCGGGCCTAATCCTTTCTTTTGTACATCTCATCAAATGACAGATTGGATACTTAGCAAGGCTTTAAAGTAGGGTTTACCCTCAATCCTCCCATACATTACCCATCTAATCCACACACAATCAGTTTAAAAGCCTCTCAAATGTTAAATTTAACAGTCTACAAACAGGATTGATTCTATTTGTTGTAACATTCAACATGCCTAGACCAGTTAGTTAGACGGTAAAAATACCCGCCAATTAGATATTACCCGCGATAGATTTGATTTGAAAAAGAGGGTTTGGAAAATCAGGTAGGGGGTTAGGGGGATATGAGTTTAAAGACCCCCCGCCCGCCATACCACACCACACAAGCTCACGATTTTAAATTATTTGGTATGTAGGAAGTTGGTATATTTGTAGTATGAATTTCGACAAAGCTATACAGATTGTTTTAATGATATGTTGTGTAGGGGTATTGGCAGCAATATTATCATTACTTATTTTATTAGTTTTTGTGGTGAGTAAACTATGTATATGACAGAATATCAATGGTTTTCTTTTGGTGGTCATGTAAGGAATTGGGTAAGGTTGGAGGGGGATATACCGCACGTTGAGTTTAAGATGGATGGTGGAGGGATACCATTATTGGCATTTTTATTCAGTGGGTATGTTGGGGACAGGATTTTGATAATGGACGGAGTAATAGCGAATTGATGGGAGGGGGTGAGAGGGTATCGGTTGGAGAGTACAGGGCTATGGTAGGAGCTAAAATAAGCCCGTTTAAGGCACGAATGAGTGCATCGGAGTACAATTCTACCTTTGGGAAGGAGAAAGTGGCTGTAAGGGCTTCTAACAAGTCCAAGTATAGGAATAAGAAGACTGAGGTAGAGGGTATAAAGTTTGACAGTCAGAAAGAGGCGGCTCGATACCAAGACTTAAAGATTCAACAGTTTGGTGGGGGCATATCGGGGTTAGAGTTGCAGAAGGTATATGAGATAGAGATAAATGGGGTTAAGGTCTGCAAGTATAAGGCTGACTTTACGTATGTGCTTGATGGCGTGTTAGTTGTTGAGGATGTGAAGGGTATTAAAACGGCGGTATATCGGTTGAAGAAGAAGCTACTCAAAGCTGTTTACGGGATAGATATACTAGAGACTTGATTAGTCGTAAAAGTCATTAACAGATTTTTTGGTCGCTTGGTCAACGCTACATGGGATGGGCGGGTTATCCCTAACCTGTTGCAATACGCCACCGCGCCTATTCGGATTTACCCCATGATGGTGTAAGTGTGACAGGTGGGAGAAGAATGATTTTACCTTTCTCCAATGGGATAGCCAAAAGTCTTTCCACATATCCCAATCGAATTTTAATCCTATGATAGCCATGACCACAAATCTACGAAAGAATTTGAAATATCCAAATAAATGTTTTGCTTTGTAGTATAAAGATGTAGGGGTTAATTTATATCCGATGGCAAAACTTAAAGCAGTACGAGTCAGCACAAGTTCTGATTTGCATAATAAGGTATCAAAGAAGTGGCAACACATAAAGATTTCATCGGGCAATATTATATCCAATGACAAAACATTTTTTAATAAAAACGAAATAGGAGAAAGCAAAGAAATAATTTGGTCAGGAACAAGGAAAGAAATATTGGACAGATACCTTGTAAGTATCAGGTCGGTTTTCAAACTTGAACCAAGTGACATGATTTTCATAAAAGCCATCCTGACAGCCGAGTATTTCCGTACCGAGATAGATTGGAATTTGGACGGGGTAAAGTACGTATCTGACAAAACGGGCGTGTCAGTCAATCTATGTAGACAGCAAATGACATCGCTTAGTAAGTACAAAAATTTGTTTGTCAAGGTAAAAAAGGGGCTTTATAAAATAAACAGGAATGTTTTGTTTCACGAACTAGACATACAAAATACAAGTCTTATTCAACTTGTAAGTAGTTTTCAGATAACCGATGCAAAGCCTAGCTTGTCCGACTTTGTTAAAAATGGCGGGGAGATAACGGAGGAACTGGTAGATGAATTTCTACTTACTAGCAATCGGATAAAGGAGATGTACAATAAACAGGAACGTGATAAGGAGAAGCAAAAGAAGGAGGAACAGAAACGCATAGAGCAGGCAGAGGAACAGAATAAAGTAAAAATAAATCCATTCGCCTAATGGCTAAAAGGCGTAAGTACTCCAAACCCAAAGCTACCCCCAAAGCTCAACTGATTGATAAGCTACGAAAGAAATACGCTCTAAACTATGAGGATGCCTATTACTATACTCAGGCTTGCGACTATATCATTGACAATCTGCTAAAGCTCGGCTGCCCTCTGACTATCCCAAATGTCATGCAGGTAAAAATAAATACTAAAGATTTAGACCATAAGAAAATCAAGGCTAACAAGGCGTATCTGCAACGGGTGATGGCGGGTAAAGAGCAATTTTACCATCATTCTAGCCTCAAACCAAAATACTTCCCAACAAAGTTGATTTGACATTTTCATTCCTATTCATATCTTTGTTACACAATTATTCATAAAAACAATAAAAATGCAAACAACAGGTAAGGGTAAGGGCGGGAAATCAATCAAGCTGAACCCCAATCAACAAAACGGGCAACCAAAGGTAATTCATGCTTCACTTAGAGTATTGACACCTAAGAAAATAGAGCTTACATCGGCAGAAGCGTCAAGGGTATCGGTCATATTCGGACTGCTATCGGTAGTGAACAGGGCTTTGCCGGGCTTCATCGCAAGGTGGGTGACTAAAAATAACTCTGAACTGATACGGGTGCAGAAACAATACCACGATAACATCGCAGCGTGGAAACAAAAGTACCTCGTATCACCTGACGATGAGGACACTAACCGCCTTTTTGTAGAGCGCGGTAATCCTGAACCTGTATGGGATGATGAAAAGAAAGAAATCATATCTGGCGACAAGCTCAAATGGAGTGGCAAAAAAGATGGCAACGGGAATCATATCGAATATGTATCGGTGTACACTGACAAGCCTTTCAACCCTGAAAGCAAGGTCAGGTACTTCTACGAACTGAAAGACGAGAACCTGCGCGATGAATGTGAGGCCGAAGAAAAAGTGCTGTCAGATGAAAAATTCCCACTGACCATACAGGCGGTGTTCTCGGAAGTGGCTGACGAACTGACAATGCCTACATCACACCCGAATGGCAATCCCGTAGACCTTGCCCTGCTGTATGAGCATTTCATCATCGAAGAAGAATCAGTAGAAAACGAAAACTAATCAATGAAAACAGTAATGATACCGCTTCCTGTGGTGAAGATAAATGCGATAGATAAGCCTGAGACTATCCATTATAGCAGTGACAAACTTCGGGAACTGCATGTAAGGGATTTCTATGAGAGGGGCTTGGATAAGCCAATGAAGGGGGTATGTGTTCTGTTTGAGGGTATTGATAAGAACGAGAAGGAAGCCATATCTAGGGAGGCAGAGGAACGGGGTGAGAAGCCAAAGGGTAAGCCTTTTGTCATGGTAAAACTGGCAAAAGACGAATTGCTGAAATTGTTTACCGATAACATCCCTGAATACCATTGTTTGTAGTTATCGAAAAAAGATTATTTTTGTACTAATAAAAACACTAAAATGAAAAAATTACTCTCAATCGCTACGGTGTTATTCGCTTGTAGCCTTTCCTATGCTCAGATACCGATTGTAACGGGAACACCGACAAATACATCTGCGCTTTCTAATGGCAACTATCAGATAGTAAACCTGCTGTCTACCGCAAAGTATAATGTCATATCGGTGACAACATACAACAACCTCGGCACTCAGTACACGCCTAACCGCAGTACATACAAAAATGTCGAATCCTACCTGCTGGCATACGCAGATACCGCAGGTGTACCCACACATGCACCTACAACAATAGGGCTACCACAGAATCTTTGGGTGTACAATCCTAACAACACATCTATATTCTCGATAGCAGCAAATAAATATCTATCGGGGATAACTACAATTAAACTGGATAGCACATATACTTTCTCGGTGGTCAATAGCCCTGACAGCACACAGGTAGATAGCGTGGTATTTCACATAGCGAAGAAATACACATATCAGACCCGAAGCCTAGTAGTCAATGGCGATGATGCTATAAGCGATAATAACGTGAGTGGCGGTGACTTCTATCTGCATGTAGCAAAGGTGGTCAACCCTCCTACTGTACCAACATACTAAGCTATTTCATCGAGTTTTTGGTTTATTTTTAAGTGCGCTCAAATGGGCGCATTTTTTATTTTGCGGTTTCAATAATGTTTTTTATTTTTGTGATGGCGAACGGCAATAGCAAGGTCAACCTTCTATATACCAATCGCTTTATTACGTGGGTCGTCCAATGGGAGGACAGCAGTCTCCAAAACTGCCAATGAAGGTTCGAATCCTTAACTACGTGCAAAGGTCGAAAGACCGAAGGAAATATTGTAGATTTTTCATTGTAGTAGCGGTGAATAATCATTAAGTTACGGGGATGGGAACATCCTTCCCCATTAACCAACGCCCGAATAGCTACTACTATATCGGGCGTTTGGCGTTTATATGAAGTCACCAAAAGAAATATTTACCGAATTACAGTTAGGTAAATTTAATGATGAAACAAAACATGTTTTAGAACTGATTGCCCATTTTGGTAAGTCATATCAAATAAAAGATGGGGAATGTCGTGCTGGATTTAGGCTAGAAAATGAAAGCCCCCAAAGGTACTTTACCATTCATTTCACAGGATTAGCAACTAATCCTAAAATAAAAGTAGAGGAAGTTTCATTGTTTCAATATTCAAAAGAAAACTGGGCTGGCGGAAATTTGAACTGACCTGACCTGACATAAAAGGCAGTTGGGCGGGATTTTAAGCCACTAGCGACTGTCTTATAGCACTACTAGGGGAATGATGCAAAGTGCAACGGCGGGACAACAGAATGAGCCGTAGGACATCAGAGGTGGTTATACAAGCCTCACAGTTGATTCTTAGTCTGAGATACTATAACTTGTCTCAGATTGCTTGTAAGGGGCTAATTCCACACTCGGAGTTGTCTTTCCGTACAGTAGGTCATAACCTTTAAAGTTTTGCGACTTTTTAGGAATGACTAACTGTGCGAGGTCGGAGCGTCAAGCCACTTCGGTGTTAAGTATAAAGTAAGAGAATAGAGAGATATGCAGATAACAACAAACATACTAGAGCAAGGTAAGAGCATCAACAACGGATGGAATAGAAAGGCAATAAACAACTCAAACAAGGATGCAGAATTTGATTTACTTGTGTTACGGAGTAACGCCATTTTTCCCACTGTTCTGCACCAGAATTGGTTAAGGGAATTGAATATTGAGTTGCCTGAATAAATTTTACCTGATATATAAATACCCAATCTAAAACATACATACAAAGTCTTGGTCTATTTGTACCGTAAGTAAATGAGGGTAATAATCTTCTCTTGTGTACTTTAAAAATACGCATGACTTTAGAATTTAATTATTAAATTTGCTATGTCTCCCCAGACAAACAAAAAAAAATCAAGTCATGTAAGCCCCAAATAAATAGGGCTTACATGACTTAGATGAAATTTATTGTCTTTCTCAGGGACTTGTAAATTTAATGATTAAATCTTATATAGTCATGACAGACAATAATTCAACCAAACATCTTAAACGCAATCCACCATCGGAGGCAATGAAAAGCTTTAAGCCTTTCTTAGAATTTACTGTTAGCGGGATAGTCGGACAGAAAGGAGAAATAACATCTGTAATGGTTCATGATAAAAAATTAGTAGCTTCAATTTTTGGCAATAGTTCTTCAAAAGACGGCAACTTGGTTTGAATGTTACTAATACCTACTTTATAAACCATTTCTGAACTAAAGGTAGAATGTAAACACCTTGTTGCATGATATATCCTATCAAATAGAAACTCGATACATGAGAAGTTAGATATACTAGATAAGATTTACCAAACTTTTTAAAACATAAATAGTATTTATTACCTTTGACGTATGAGTGAAGGAAAGTCAGGTAAAGGAGGCAAGGGTGGCAGCAAAGGCAAGTCAAGCGCACCATCAAAAGGCACAAGTGCTAAATCAGGTGCAAAGACAGGCAATCATGCTACCAATGGTAGTAAGCCATCAGACCATCCCGACAATAAGATAATTAGGAAGATGGTAGAACACCCACAACCTCACGTACACTCTATTCCTTCACATCTAAACGGGTTGTAAGATGCTGATTGATGTACGATATGAGAAACCAAACCGTTTTTTCGTGGATGAGAATACGGCAAATGCGATTCCTGAGATACGGGCAGTCCTAAATAAACCGTCTCAGGGAGTAGAAGCAGTTGTGGTCATTGTCTACATGGTTGACCCACTTTCTCCCGTTGTTGAAGCATTTGAGGGCAATCCCGAAAGAATAAAAAAAGAAGCGTTCAGGTCAGTCTATAAAGATAAATTTGATATTGATGATTTCTTTAGTGCGCCGGGTATTCAGGAAGCTATAAACACCTATAAAGAATGGTGCGATACGTCAACTGCTAGAATGATTAAGCAGTCTAAGGAAATAATAGTTTCTACTATGGATAACCTTCATGCAATAGCCACAGGGGGCTTACACGTGACGGAAGATGGCATAGAGAGTAAGACAGGCGAAATGAAGGTGACAGAATTAATAAAAGCCATTCAGTCAGTACCTTCACTGATTAAAGACTATGTGGGTGCAAGGGCTGTCCAACAGTTAGATACTCAGGACGTAAAAGCAAAAGTGAAAGGTGAAACACCATTGACTAGAGGTGAGCAGAGGATGATATCTAATCAGACAGCGAAGAAGAAAGGTAAATAGGGCAGTGCAGGCAAACCGATAAAGGGTTTAAATGCAGCAATACATAGCAAAAAATTTCTACGGTAAGTTTTCACCCGTAGTAAAATATGGCATACCCGACTATGACCGTGATAGCGAAGCATGGGACAAATGGATAGAGGAACAGCTATACTATTTTCATAATGGCTTTGACGCGGGAGGTGACCATATCACAGGTAGGCTATATTGGAAACTCAACTTTACCAAGATTTTAATTTCAAATGATGAAGGGTATAAACGCCCTGCAAGTCCATATTATGTAGACACCCAAAGGGAGCTATATGATATGATAGACCATTGTATGAAAGTCAGTGGTGAGGATATATTTGTAGCAAAGGCGCGGGATAAAGGATTTACCGATGATATAACGGCACTGGCATCGTATGAAACTATGTTACAGCCGTTCTCAGAAACATTAGCTTTATTTCCCGGTGGTCAATCCAAAGCCTTAGAAGGATTCAATAAAAAGTATAACCTCACATTAGATAATCTGATTGAGGATTTTAAGCATCATGCGGGTATAAAAGACAGCATAGCCATTAAGCATTATGGCAGGATAGACCAAGAAACAGGCGCACACTTAGGCATACAAAGCACACTGACCACACTAAAGGCGGTGGATTCCGATGTGGGTAAGGGCGGTAGGTATAAACTGATTCTTGTAGATGAGTTTGGTGAAATTGAGGACCCGCTAAAGCTGATAGAAACCAACCGAGCCAACTTGCGTGAGGGTATAAAGAAATTCGGTATTCATATATGCGGTGGAACATCAAATGCCTTTAGCCCGACAGGGTACAGGGATTTCAGGAAGCTAGTCAGAAAGTCGGAAGAAATGGGCTTTAAGTTTCTGTTCATCCCTGCTCAAAAAGCCTATTGGGGTTGTGTGAACTTGGAGACAGGCGAAAGTGATACCGAGAAAGCATATGCCGACATTAAGAAGATAGGCAAGGATAAGACAGGTCAAGACCTGATGATATACCAACAGAACTACCCTACGAGCATAGATGAAATGCTCATGGTCATATCGGGCAGTCCTTTCAACTCAGCACATATAGAAACTCAGAAATCACGGATAGAGACTGATAAAGCTATGCAGGCGCAGATACAGACAGGCGACCTTGTGTATAGAAATGGCAAAGTGAAGTTTGAACTTAACCCTAAAGGATGGTGGAAGATATACAGGCATCCCGACAAGTCACTAGAATATAGCGATGTGATAGCGATTGACTCATATAGGCTATCAGATGTAAACAAGTCAGAGATAGTATCTAAGGGTGCTATCATTGTACGCCGTTGTTTTCAGGGTATAAATAAGGAAGGGAGTATGACCATAGCGATACTCAGGGAGCGTCCTGATGATAAGGATGAGTTTTTCGCTGAATGTATAAAGGCTGAATTATATTGGAACGCACAGGCACTTATAGAATACACCGACCAAGATATTATGAAGTACCATGAAGAACATAAGATGGTCAAGTATGTGTATAAACGCCCTGCGGTATTGGAGGAAATAGGTAGACCGTCATTCAGCAAGGCTAACTATAAATATGGCGTAAAACCTTCACCCGAAGCAAAACGTAGAGGGCTAGAAATAGCAGTCAAGGAATTTAACCATACATGGGAAAATGAACCATTTATTGAAGTGTTGGAAGATTTGAATAACTTTACAGACGAAAACGTGGATTTAGGTATGTGCTATATGTGGTCATGTGTTCATGCTTTGGATAGGGTGTCAGACGCACCGAGAGAGGCAGCAAGGGACGCATCATTTATCCCACATAGGGTACGGCTTAAATCAGGACAGGTAATGTTCGTGACATCACGAAAACAGTATAATGCCCTAAAAGGGATGCCAGTACAGGCGGGAAATCTTTATTAAATTGTTACAATGACAGAAACGGGCGCGGTACTTTATAAGCCATCGAATGTAGTCCCTGAGACAGCAGCAGCGCGTCAGGCATGGATGGAGTCATGGAACAACTACATGGCATGGAGCGCATACAGGTGTTTCATCTATGAGCGCGATACGCTGCCAATCCTATATGCACAGGGCAATATCCCGCAGTCGGAAACGGAACACATCACAGAGATGTTCACACAGACAGGAAATCAAAAGGGCGACCTCACACCCGTACTTCCTGCCGTCATGGGCGACTATAATTATATATTAACATTTGTTAACAAAATACTTGCTCGTGCATTGTCGAATGACATTGTTTTCAATGCGTCCGTAGCCGATGAAACAGCAATAGTAGATAAGCTCGATGAGGTAAGTCATAAGATAGCCGACCAGCTCACACGCCTAGTCAGGCAGCAGTCAGGCATACATCAGCAGATAGGTACACCGCTAGTCAAAGGTGACGATGTAGAGAAGGTAGATGTAGAGAAGATAAAAGATATGAGCTTCGCTTCTGAGCTTGTAGATAGCGAAATAGCCGTCAACAAGGCTATGGCATGGCTCATGGGCGATAAGTCTTTATTCCTGCAACATAAGCTGATACATCAGATACTATATAACTACGCTTGTACGGGTAAAATGGCAGGTGAAGTATATGTCAGGGAAGGTAAGCCAGACATCATACCTATACCGTCAGCACAACTTGTATATGACCTGTATAGCTATTCTCCATTTGTCCACATGGGAGATATGGCAGGACATTGGTGTTATGCCACACCGCAGGAAATAGCGGGTATGTGTCCAAGACTTACACCTGAACAATTAGAGAAGCTAGAGGCAAGGGTACAGGGCTTCGGGGCTAACAGTCAGTTGAACCCGCCTATCACACCCGGTAATATGTGGTTTTATAATAACGGTCAGACCAATGGCAGGACACAACTACCATATAGAACCATAGTATTCAGGAACTATTGGAAGGGTATAAAAAATCAAAGGGCGATAATTACGCCTAATCTCATTGATGAATCAAACCCACATATTGAGTATATCAAAGAGGGTGATACACCTGTACTCGATGAAGAAAAAGGACAATATTTCGATACTATACCAAAGAATGTAGTTTATAAGGGTACACGGGTAACAGACCTATATCATTATGAGCTAGAGGAAATGGAAGGAAGGACAGAGCTACCGATAATAGGCTTTGTAGATAATGTGCCGTCTCCCGTACAGACCATGATGCACGTACAGCGTATGATAGCAGAGGCTATGTATGTAAGTGAAAGGCTTATGGGTCAGATAAAGGGCAATATTATATGGCTAGATAAGGCAAACCCTGATGATACACTAGAGAACCTTGCTAGTATGTTTGGATATGGCATAGGTTACTATGATAGTAGCAAGGAAGGAGTTATACAGAACTTCGGCGGTCAGCAGAATAACAACATACCGCGTCAAACAGATATGGCAGCCTCGGCAGGGCTAGGCGATATAATGAGGTATATGATGATGCTCAAAGGTATCATGCAAGACCTCGTAGGAAGTAGTGATGCAGCAGAGGGCAAGATTAAGTCAGACCAAACAGTAGGGGCTACTAAAAACTCTACGATACAGTCACAGCTATCTATGCAGGCTTATTTCGATAAGTGGTTCACTACGGTAGAGATGTTCGGTCAGGGTTTATGTGATGAACTTAAATCAGCATGGAGTGGTCAGGAGAAACAACTTTTAATCATGGGATTGAAGGGCGCAGAGTATTTTAAAATAAAGCCCGAAGATTTCAGTCCTGACACCAAGCATATCATACGTATAGGAAACTCAGTGCGCTCGGATGAAATAAGGCAGATGGTCATAGGCATGGCTCAACAAATATTGCCTATTGCTAAAGACCCTGATATGGCATTGACTATTATCAAGCTCGTAGAAAGCCATAGCGGTGCAGAGGCGGTGCAGATATTCACTAAGGGTGTAGAGGCTATGAACAAGCTAAAGGCACAGTCTGAACAGTCCCAACAAGCACAGGCAGGTCAAGCCCAACAGTCAGCTATGCAGATAGAGAAGATGAAGGACGCGAGAGAGGATAAGAAACTGCTTAATGAAAAAGAAATAGCTTTAGCCAAAATAGCAAGTCAGGAATTAATTGAAAATAATAAGTTGACTCATAAGGGCGATGAACAAGAAATAGCACACGATTTGGCTATAAAAGAAAAAATATTTGACGAGTTACTTGGAAATCAAGAAAATCCTGTATCTTCGTAATCGAAAGACAACATATGTTCAAAGCATTTAACAAGGAAAGTGACGGTGGAGGGGCAGTAGAACCCATACAATTTAATATTGACTTGGGCGAAGATGCCCCCGCACCAAAAGAAGGTGAGGCAGGCTATGTAGCTCCCACACCCGTAGTCATACCTCCCGCTAAGAAATATGATTTTTCTTCTTTCAAGGAAATAGATTCCGAAATCAATGAAGATAACTTTATTGAGCGTGTCGCCCCGAAACTCAAAGGCTACAAAGACCTTGAAACAAAAGTCAAGGAACTTGAAGTACTTGCCGCAGGTCGTGACCTCATAGATAATAACGAGAACATCAACCGCCGTAATAACCTTATCAAAATGTCTGATGAGGATTTGTACTATTCTGATTCGGTATGGCAGTATATGAATACTGACGGCTTATCAAAAGAAGCTGCTGAAAAGAAAGCAAGCGATAAGTTAGCCGACCTGACAGAGAAAAACAAATATGCCATCGAGGAAAAGGCACAGAAGATACGTGCTGACCTGAAAGGATGGAACGCCAAAGACACTCAGGAAATTCTTGAAAGCCAAAAACAGGCAAGAGAGAAAAACAGGCAAGCTGAACCTGACACCAAAAAAAGGTCATCAAGCGTTCTTGAATCCATAGACAAAGCAGAAAGTGTTTTTGATATGGTATTCCCTAAAGAAGAAGCACTAAAAAGCAAGGTGGATGCAGCGATAAAAGCACCCGCCCGTCAGTATATAGAATCAGGTCAATTTGAAAAAGATTTGAACGACCCTGATTTCTTGGCGCAAATTGCTATCTTTGGTGCGAACAAGAAAAGGGTATTGGAAAACTTAGCACAAAAACAACCTTCTAAATCTGCCGCAAGTGGCGCAGGCAGGAATATAGCTAACACTCCACATATACCACCAAGACAAACAACAGGCTTCGGTCAAAAACCAGCTAACACATACAAATAATCCAATCAGGGGATTATTTTAACAATCAGGACAGTGCAGGTTAAATAGGAATTAAAAACCTTTTAATCAAAAAAAATGCAAATAGTCACTGGTATCGTAACGGATACACCCACCTCAGAAAATACGCTCGTAGCCGCAACCGTAGCGTTCCCAAACATCAACAAGCATATGATTCGCTTTCAGGCGGATAGCCAGCAAATATGGCTTGTGAATTACACAATGGGACATGGAGCAATCCTAACCGACCCATCAAAGCTGCCCAATGGCGGAGGCACAACACACCGTAACTATATGTCATGGTATCGTATGGGGCCAGCACGTAGGGCTTTGCACGTAACGGCTCTACCAACAGGTAACGGCCTGAACAACGCCAACATCACATTTCAGTTTGCGGAAAACTGGTTGTCTATCGGCTTGGTACTCCTGTTCCAAGACGGACAAGGTGGTGGTACGAACATCGTAATCACAGGCGGTCCTACTCCTAACGCTGGGAACTTCGACTACACAGGCAAGATAGTAGGCTCGGCAACGGCTACATTCAACCCTGCACTCGCGCAAGTAGGTCAGACAGTAGCATGGTCAGGCGGTGCGGTAGCAGCCTGCGGAAGTGTGGTGTCAACAATACCTGTCGTTTATCCTGATGAGTTCACCAACTATACTACCAAGTTTAGCATGGGTCAACAAGTTTGTGATACAGGTATCATGACTAAGACATGGATAGAGTTTGAGAACGGCGAAAGGTGCTGGCTCTATGAGCAGGACTTCCAAGCCCGTAATCAACTGCTCAAGTCTTTTGAATCTCAGGGATGGTGGGGTACTACCACGATGGCTACTGGCACATCGAACCTGACAGATGCCACAGGCAACCCTATCGTAACAGGTAGCGGCGTGTTTGAGCAACTGCAAACATCGTACACCGTCACATACAACATCGCTGCGGCATACAACCCCGCTACTCAGGCTGTGTTCCTCGCGTCTTTCCGTAACTCAATCGAGAATTGGGCTATTGATAACGCTATCACTGCCGACAAAATAAACCTGAACTGCGTATGCGGTACAAAAGGTTTCTCACTGCTCCAACAAGTTCTGCAAGCATACGCCGTACAACTCGGTGAGCGTGTAGTCATAGACTACCAAAATGCTGCCGATAAGGAAATCATATCAGGTACAAACGTCAACATGTACCGTTTCGCAGGTTTCACAATCACCCTCATCAAGAACTGTGCATGGGATGATGAAGGAACAAACGGTGCAACATACCTCACAACAACTATCCCGCAAGCATCATTCACACTGATGGTAATGCCTGAAACACTCACAGACGGTCAGCCTCCTATACAGGTGTACTTCCGTGATGGAAACGGTGTAGAAGCAGGATGGGTAGCAAGGTATATCCCCGGTACTGTAAATCCTCTCGACCCCGGCGCAATGGGTATGGCTAACACAGTCAACAGTCAGGATGGATTCAATGTATATTACAAGTCGGAATATATGTTTATAGTTCCAGATCCTGCGAAGATACTTCGTTGGTCTGGCGTATAATACGCATAGATAAAATAAGAAATATAAAGGCAATCTTCGGGTTGCCTTTATTCATTAGGGAAGTTGAGAACGGCAAACTCTTTGTGTATTTCCTTTTCTTTTTTATCGTATGCCTTTGCTGCTTCTACCTCGTCTTTGAAGTTTCCGAAAGTTTTATTATTTTTGGGAACAGAATTAAAAAATAAAACACAATGTCATACAACAGTGCAGAAACGCTAACAATCCCGAAACTCGTAATTATCAAGCCTGTACCGAAGATGGTAAACGGCAAAGAGTTCACGCATACATTTGGACCAGCAGGGTCTATATTACCTAAATATCTGCCATATCCCGAAGGGGCAAGTGCGGAGGAAAAGAAAGCCTTTCAGTTGGAATGGGCAGAGGTGTATATACCGGGTGTGGGCATGATACTCGACATGAACAAAGAGCATGACCAAATACTGATGAAGATAATCAAGGGCAATCGTGACCTTGCTATCTTGTTTGAGAAAGGTCAGGCGCAGAGGTTTGAGTTTGTGGACAGCGAGAAGGATGCTGCTGAGTATCTGACATCATTGGAGAATAAGATGAAGATGATAGCTACTATCCAAAACCTGAAAGAAACGGGTGAGGATTCAGCAATCATACAGGCGGGAAGGTCATTAGGCATTGGTGGTTCACCGAATGTCATTTTGGTGGAAATGTTTAAGAACTGTGAAAGACCTGCTGAACTGATAAGGATGTCAGAATACTTCATGTCGCCTGATAAGACTCTTTTGGACGTTATTTACTCGGCAATGGCTAAAGGTGACAGAGAGGCAAAGAAAGGGCTGTATCAGGCAGCTAATGGCGTGTACAAGTACAATACACTGACTATCGGCACGAAGTTGGAAGAAGTGGTACTGTGGCTGAAAAATGACGAGAATGTAGGTGCATATTTGGAGCTTAAAAAGCTGATAGCACCATCGTCTAAGGCTGACACATCGGAAGATGAAACAGGTGAAGAACCTAAAGTAGACGGCAGGAAGAAAAAGAAAGAATAACACATGACCGCAGCACAGCTAAAATTACTAAGCGATACCATACTTGATAAGTCAGGTACGCCGTATTTTACGCCTGCTGAGTTTACGCGGTTATTCAATATGTCGTATGATATATGGGTTAGGTTGAATTGGAAGCGGTTTGAGCAGGATTCAGAGATGAAGTATAAGATGCGACTGCTGACTATGCCTTTTGAAGTGCTGAATACGAGCCAAGTTGACTTGTCTACTATTGCCCCTGCTTTAAGATATGATGCAAGGGTAAGGGCTACATTCAAAAGGGTATGCGGAATAAAGGTAGACTATATCACCCGTAGCTGTACGCCCGTAGAGAATAACAGGATAGATGTCATGGAGAATGACCCTTTCAACAGGGGTATAGATGAAGAACCGACATATATACAGACTACGACAGCAGCAGGGCTTCCTATATTTCAGATATTCAGCGATACAGTGCCAGTGAAGGTAGATGGGTTATATGTCAGGCAACCGACTTATATTGACCTTGTGAACTTTCCGAATGTGGTATTTGAGCAGCCTGACGACCTTGCCGAAGAAATAGTAAGCATATGCGATGTCAATGAGGAAACTGTTATTGAGAACTACAATCGTATGAGCGCGGAAAAGTCTAATTTAGTAGCAACAAAAATGGCAGAAGCATAATGGCAATAAAGAACACCATAAAGGCAGAACAGTTGAACGTGCTGAATCAGGCACAGCTTAACCATATAGCCACAAATCTAGGCTTGGGTTCAGGTGGTACTAAAGAGGATACGGTTAATGCTATTCTAGCACATCAGGAAGGTAGGTGTGTAGGATGCACTCAAAACACATTGAGCAGCTTATAGGCAGGGTTAGGAATACCCGCCAATGTAAATAAGCCATGTGTAAATTGTGGACAGAAATAAGGTATTTGTTAATAATAAATAAAAATCAAGCATATGCAAAAGTCAGGTAAAACCGCAGCAAAGCCACCAAAAGCTGCAAAGCCCGTACACATGGGGCTTAATGGCGCAGAATTGCAGCCAACGGCAGACATGAAGAAAAACTCTATTCCTAAAAACAAACCAATGTTCAATGGAAAACAATGCTAAAGAAGTCGGTGCAGGTCTAGGTAATGACCTGTTTGAAAAAAGACAGATAAGGAATAAGGCATACGCTACATGGGCGAATGACCCGTCTGACGACAATAAGAAAGCCTATGATGATGCAGAGAAAGCCGTGAGCGATGCCTCAACAGCCCACAATGCTCACAATGCGTCTGACCACTCGCCTATCGTAAGTAGGGTAGCACCAACGGCAGCGAAGGTCGAAGGTGTGGAAATCGTGGAATCCTTTGACGAGCAGAAGCACGAAGCCACTAAAGAAGTGGTGATAAGTGAAGATGCAGGTGAATTACTCCCTGAACCTTCTAAAGAAGAATCGGGTGAGGCGAAGGAAGAAGCACCAACGGCAGCGAAGGTCGAAGAATAAATCATTAAGGCTGCCTACATAGAAAACACCACAATAGGACGGGAGTTTGATGGGTAAGCATAAAAGCACAGAAGGGGTAACAATCGAAAGAAGTAACCCGCAGAAGCCGAGGTCTTATTTCGCTGTGTCATAAAAATGGGATGGCATTAAAGTATTCACCCAATGCTTGTCAAGTCCTTTAACAAGAAGTAATGATAACTGCTAACGAAATAGTCTATAACATCCGAAATGCTCCCGCAGGGGGGCGTAGCACCCGCGACAGAGGCTTCTCCAACAGGCAGCTTCTTTTTGCTTTTAGGGCTTGTAGGAATAAGCTATTGATAGCAAGATACTTCACTCAGTCGGGCAAACAACGTCCTGACATCAACCCTCAGTATCAACAGGACATGGGCGTAGTGCCACTGATAGACTGTGACATCACAGACAATCAGCGTATCAAATGGAATGTGCCTGTCAAAAAGGTGGTCATACCAAAAGTGGTAGACTTGCCTAGAAACAAGGGTATCGTATTCTTTGGAAGGATAGACAAGATTACTCCTATATATTTACCTGACGTATCAATGGGATTCCTTGATAACCATGTACAATATAAACAGCGTAATGGCATATTAGCCGAGCAGATAGGGGATACGATATATGTACGCCCACAGACAGAACATGACATACAAGATGTACCTTGTTTTGTAAATATCCGCGTAATAGCTGACAAGCCCGAAGAAGTCCCGTATTATAATGAGGATGGTACATTGACCTGTTTTGATTGGGATAAGACACCATATCCGATAGACACCATGATAGAGCAGGATTGCTATGATATGGTATGGCAGGAATATATTTTTATCAATGCCAAGATACCTGACGACAATGCCAATGATGAAATAAAAGGCACATTGACATGACATGGTTAGAGGAACAAAAAAAGCTACATGGGTATGTCGAAAAGGTAAAACCATCTAAAAAATGGGTAAGTCCAAAACCTAAACACTTCCCGTTACGGGATTTAGGTAAGCTCTTAAAGTTGACACTGACAGAGCGAAATTCAAAAAAAGACACCAAACTAAGGCTATACAAGCGGAATGACATCTATGAGGATTTCTTTGTTGACTATGTAAAGGGGCTTGTAGAAACTGCCAATAAGCAAGAGAAAGGGATAAAGCTCCATAAGGGGCAAGTAATAAAACTCAGAACATTTGTATCTCAGAACAATGCTGAATGGGATTTGAAATATGGCATAAAAGACTGTGCTATCGAAATGATACATGGGCTACCATATGCCGAGGTAGTATTTGATGAACAGCTAAGATTAGAGGCAGTTTTAAGGATAAATAATAAGGATGTCAAAAGACCATACAATAGCCGATTCCGTAAAAGACATACTCCAAGCTATCAAGGAAACGGCGAAGGGTAACTATGTCCCTGATGAAGTAAAAGAACAAAGGTTAGGAATCTGCAAAAAATGCACTAATTTTATACCGTCCACAGTACAGTGTAGTGTATGTCTTTGTTTTTTAGATTGGAAGGCTTCATTAAAGGTGTCAGTATGCCCCGATGAACCTCCGCAATGGTCAGCATACAATGGCAAAAAATAACTACTATTATGTGGAAGCTCAGGTCGCTATAAGAAATGCGCTCGGTGACTTAGGGTATAGCGAGAACGTGTATCAGACCATGCAGCCCGACCTGCACAGGTGGGCAACAGAAGCGCAAGACCTTATCATAAGAAATAAGTCCTCACTACCTCTGATAAAGGCTAAATTCCTATCTCAGAATAATCAAATAAGAAATGAGCCTGACTTTCAGATACTTGAAAATATAAGTATCGGCGGTCATACTGTACCACTAAATCAGACAAGCAAATCTACTCCTTTGGTATCTACGGGCGCACCATTGCGCAGAATCGGTCAATGGGGTGGCTATCCGGGCGTTCTGACAAATCCCGAATGGGTAGGATGCGATAGGCTAACTTTCAGGATAAGCCAATATGCCATTACTTTTTCACCAAACATCCCTGACGGAACAGAAGTAGATGTAGAATATCTATGTAAGCCAACAGCAGATGATGGATACCCTATGATAATAAACAGGTGCGCAAGAGCAATAGCTTATTACATTGAGGCTAAAATATGTAAGAGGCTTATGGATTCGCGGTATGAGGATTGTATGAAAGAATGGTATCCTGCCTGCATACAAGCGAGAGCAGAGATAAATGAAATGACCCAAGAAGAAAAGATGGCTATTGGTGGTATGTATATGGGCTATGGCAGAAGGAATCGCAGAGGTTGGGGATGGGGATGGGGTGGCGGTTGGGGCTATGGAAGCTGGTAAATATTATGGCAAACGCAACACAAAGAACGACTAATACCTTTCAAAAGGGGCTACATACGGGCATGGACAAAAGTCAGCAGTCCGAGCAGTCGTATGTGGATAGCCTAAATGGTCGTGTGATATTCAATGAAGATGGCACGTATGCGTGGGAGAACGCCAAAGGAACAAAAGAGGCTTTAACGGTAGCCATTAATCATGGGGGCATAATACCTCCCGTACCTCCATTCATCGGGCCTGAACCGCCATATACTATCATAGGGCAATGCCTGATAAATGGGCAATGTGTTATACTCATGTCAAATAACTGGTGGAGTGAAATAGGGGTTATATCTCAGCCACAGTTCGGGGTATTCACCTACTCCACTATCTATAATGACTATAATGACCCACAAGGCCCATTTGGAGCTAGTGCGGGTATTTACGCAGGTCAAGGCAGATTGCAGCTTAAAACATCTTGGAACGCCAAAATGAAGGGGCTTGTCGAGGACCAGCATACTACACGTATTTATTTTTGGGATGATTTCAATGAGAACAGGACTTTAAATATTATCCCTCCATCAAATCAGACTACGCCTCCACCTGTGGGGCAAAATATATGGACAGTACCATATCCTGTATATCATAGCGCACATCAGATAAATTCAATGCCCGACTTGTTTTGGGGCTTGATAAAATATCAGCACGATATATCAGGTAGTTTGCCATCGGGTAAATATCAGTATTCATATCGGTATATAGGCGAAAGTGGTTTTGTGTCGCCGTGGTCGCCATTATGCGCTCACCTTATATGTTCGGCACAGGACAGAAGCAATATAGATTGGAATGAATATTTTATGTCAGACGCGGGTAGTGTGACTACAAAAGGATTGCAGTTAGAAATAAAAGGACTTGACCAAAGATTCCAACAGATAGAGGTGGCAGCACTCCTTTGGGAAACAGACCTTGCACCAACAAGCGGGGTTATATTCTCAAAGATAGATATACCACAGCCACCCGCAGGAACACCACCGTCTATTGCTCCGTCAGTAATAGTACAGCACACCATAAATCAGGGTGCAGTCATTACAGCCGAGGCATTGATACAGAGGTATTTTGAGATACAGAACAACAAGATTGGCGACATAACGGGTGATAACTACTTACACTTAGCAAATATTGAGGTTTATAATGAGCCGCAGATAAGTTCCACGCAGAACATCACATGTCAGCCGATACTAAAGAAAATGCTCAGTGATACAAAGAGCATATATAATTCTAATCCTGACCCTGTACTCAATCCGATAATAGCTATTCCATATACCAATGCTGCTACACAGGCAGACACTACGACAAGGAATATGTTTATAGGTGGTAGCGGTGTCCCATACACAGAGCAATATATAGTGGGTGTGGCAGGTCATGAGGACTATACAAACTTTAAAAGCACTCAATGGGAGCATTTATATAAGTCCAAAATGCGCGGGGACACATACCCGTTTGCTTTAGTTCTGTTTGATAGAAAGGGGCAGCCATCATGGGCACAACATATCACTGATTATACCTTTCCTGAACAGTACAATAATAATTTCACTGATTCAAGGCTATCGGGTATCACAACAGGTAATGTCGGAAATGTGGGAGATTACAGATTGACAGATACGCCTTTCACAGTAAATGGCATACCGTCACCGCCATATACAAGTACTGACCTGATACTTGACAATACACAGCAGGGGGGCAATATCTGCCCTATATTGCAGGGTATATCATTTAGCGGTATAGACCTGACCGATGTATTATATGACCAATACGGGGACTTACAAATATCAGGCTTTGCTATTGTAGCACTGCCAAGATTAGGTACGGTAGTAGGTCAAGGGTTGATATTAAATACCCTTTGGGCGACAGATACAAGTGGCAATGATACTCACAAAACATATCCATTGCTCACTGGATACAACTGGTATGAGCAACTTGTTTCGGGTGCTGGCGACCCATTTACAGGATTAGCATCAGATATTCAAAACTTACAGGTAAGGCAAGATTCTTTTACATTTGAATGTCCCGATGGATTTTTTGACCCGACAATATTTGGGACAAACCTTTCATCAGACACCATTGTACCCGTAGGAATTGTAGCTCCGTACAATATAAAAGAAGGAGATTTTACTTTCACGGGGCCTATCGTTGGTCTTAATGTTGGCGTATCGGCAGACCAATTCGTAGGGTGCGCAGGAGATTTCGCTACCAAGCAAGCATACCCCCATTTCCTTAATAAGCATTATATATCTATCCCTAATTCATTCCCTCCGTCATATCCTTCGGGGTCAATAGATAGTTTCCCTACATTTAATACTCAGCAAAATAACAATGCTTTTTTAGGTACTCCGTATAGCATAAACAGCTTGTACGTAGGCGCAAGAAATGCCCCAAACTTCAATCAGGGATTTAATTATAATGAAGTAGGCAGCATCGTTACTTATTATCCCATAAGAAATCAAGTACGGTATGGCGGCGTAAATAAAGTGATAACAGGGAGGGCGCATCCCGATACGATATTGTTTGTATCAAACACAGCACCACAGACCATACCGCCAACTCCAAATCAGGGGCTACAAACAGCAAGTCTCAGGATAAAAGATTGGACAGGGGCTACAAATAATTATTGCCATACTCCATACTATCTTGCCAACTATACAAGGCAGATTGGAGCATATGCCATCACACAATCACTACTAGATAACAGGGTATATAATAATATAGGACACTTCATACCGATAAACGCCAATACATTAGCAATAGCTAATAATGGGGCAGGCAGATATATTTTTGATAATGTCGAGGTTTATTATGGCGATACATACGTAGACTTTTTCTGCTATGATAGAATACAGCCAGTTTATTACAATATCACTCCCGGCACGCAAACTACTCCAAACTGTGCCAATCAGCCTAATGGATACACTGACTATGCCATTGTTTCTGCCTTTTGTGTAGAGTCGCAATATAACCATACCATGCGTTCAGGCATCACAGCACCGAGATATGGTACTGAACCGATGAACACATATTGCAATCCCGGCCCGACAACTACGAATCCTAACGGAATGTGGTATTTTTCTGATACCTTGAAACAGGATGAGCAGTTTAATGTACAGGCAGATTTGAACGCAGCGAATACCGCTAACCAATATAATTCATTACAGTCTTGCTTTGGGGTCATTAATAATGATTTCCCTATGCGGGAGATATATTCGTATAAGAAAGTATATGGAGAGTGTTATGATAGTTTCAGGCAGTTCCCTACTACTCAGTATCAGGATGCAATGGGGCTATATGGAGAGATAACATCCATAGACTATATGGGGGGTTATAACAGCTTATATTGCTTACAGAAGTATGGATTTTCCAGAGTACTATTCAATGAAAGAACGGGTATAGCTGCTGCTGGCGGAGATTTATTGACAGCGATAGCAAACGGTTATCAAGGACATCAGTACATATCTATCAAGGATGGTTGTCAGCATTTATACTCAGTGGTGAATACGGGCAAGGCGTTATGGTGGATAGATGCTGAAAATGGCAAGCAAAGCAGGTTTGCTCAAAATGGTGTAGAGTGTGTATCTGACGACCACGACTACCATGACCAAATAACAGCATGGACACGTAGCTATTGGAATGTTATTGACCCTGCACATCTATTAGTACCTCTTGGTGCGCCTATACGGTACTATGATAATCCTGCTTATATGGGGGGTATCATAAGTATATACGACTATAAAAATGATAGTATATACACCACTTTCACGCCGACACTAAAAAGTGTTGTCGGTACGTCAGGCACAGGCACAACAGGGAAACAAATACATCTACCACATATTGAACAAACAGATGTACAGCCACAGACCATTGAGTTTAGCAATAAATTGAGCCAATATGTAAGCAGGCATGGCTTTTATCCGAATATGTATTTGGACTTAAAACAGTCATTTTTCTCCCCTCAACCGATAGCGACAGGACAAATTGCACCCATTATAGACCAAAATGATGAGGGTATAAGAGGGCAGATATATGGTGTCAATCAGCCGTCATACTTACGTTTCGTAACCAACCCGCAGCCATTTGCTGCAAAAGTATTTGACAATGCAAGATTAGGAGTTGACACAGAAAATGGGGCAAATCGAATTTCTTTAGTAAATTTGACTACGCCAATCACTCCGTTGCAGTCAGTGGTACTAAATAATCCCGTAGCGGATTACAGGCCAAGATACTTAGAAGGGTTCTTATTGTACCCAATGATGGCACTGACAGGCAGGGAGGACAGGATGAGAGGCACATATTTGATACAGGAATATCAGATAGACAATGATGGTAGCGATACCATAGTAAGACTTACAGGGCAGGAAACCAAATATAGAATAAGCTATCAAAGGTAATGCCAGTATCAAATTCATTCGGAAATCAAGCACCATATCAGTATTATGACAATACTGACCCTGCCACTAGGTATAATGCCGATGGCTCATTAAAGGTTAATGGACTAGCAAATACGGCTGTAGATACAGGGTTTAAGGTCGCGGGGATGGTTCCCATATTTGGACAGGCGGCAGCAGCAGCACACGGTATCGGAAAGGCACTCAATAGCACCAACACAGGTGTAGGTAACTTCACCGCAGGACTTATAGACCCATTCACTCAGGCTACTCATGCTTGGGGTGATATACATGGTAGCGATAGCGCAGGGGTAAAAGCGAGGAAAGCCTTTAACGGATTTGCCGATGCAATAATTCCCGGATGGGGCGCGGTTGATTCTTTGATACAAGGCAACAAAAGACGCGCAGAGGAAGCCAATTATTTAGACCAACAGAACTATTATAAGAACGCAGGATATGACTATGCTTTAAATAATAATGGCATAAATTTCTCTACAAATAACCGCCCTGTAAATAACACCAATCAGCCGAAACAGATGCCAGCTTTACAAGCTGGATTGGCGGGACTAGGTGCGGCGGGTGGTGATTTGCTAAAACAGCTATTGGCAAAACATCAGACTAAAGTACCAACATCACTTAATGATTTTTCTACTGAATACAGGAAGCAATTACCACAGACAGACCCAAGTGCAACAGACAGGACACAATTACCATTTGGGGCTGTGCCACCTGCACCGCCAATACAGATAACGCCACCAACAGGCGATGAAGCAATGCAGGGCAATGGCTCAGACCCATCCACACAAGGGGGCAACATTTTAAGCGGTCTTGGTAAGGGGCTTGGAATACTCGGAGAAAGCGGCGGCGGAGATGTAGGTGGCTCACTAGGCGATGATTTTGGTTCTTTGCCAATGGGATTTGAAGATGGCGGTGTAGCCCATGTGAAAGGCGGTAACGGTGGCGATGATATTGCCTTAGTACACGCAGGGACGGGCAAAGATACAGGTGTACGCGTAGAGAAAGGTGAAATGATAGTATTCAGTGATGAGAATGTCAAAGCCCTTAATGATGCTGTAAAAAGCGGCGATAAGGAAAAAGCATTTTCATTGATAGCTGACCAATTATCTAAAAGAGGCAAGCAAATGGGAACTACTAACTACTCGGATGGCGGTAAGGGGACTACTGATAATACTCCTGATATATCCAAACTCTCTGACGAGCAATTAGCAGCTTTGTATAATGAGAGGCTTCCTATAAGCGGTGAGATACATGGCGACAATTCACTTGGCGAAAAAGTTAAGAAAGAATTTGATGGTAGGGGGTTGAAAAAATACTACCCTCATGGGTATAGCTTATTAGCTACTCCAACATATACAAGTACAAAGACAGGCAAAGAATTTAAGCCTGACGAAAATTTTGATTTTTTCAAATGGAAAAGTGGCCAAAGCAATCCACATATAATATCCGATGCTATAAATGGCAGGTTAAATCCATCTGACCAAAAGCATATTGATGATGCCAATAGAGTTGCAAAAGGATTTAATGCCAATTATACCCTACCATCTGACCATCCTGCAATAGCAGCACTGACAGGGCAATCATATCCAAATGGTCAGCCTAAAGTACAAGATAACAAGGACGGTACACATACCGTATTAGATGTCAATGGCAATCCCGTAACATCACCTATCGGCCCACAGCAGTATACAGGCTATGACGAGAACGGCAATCCACTTGGCCCATACGACCCGAATAGGAAAGCTCCTGCTGCACCTTTGAAATCAAACACAGTAGTAGGTGCAGATATTTCCAATAAAGAGCCTTATGATTGGGCTTCGGCTTTAAACTATGGTACTGATGCGGCTAAATTTGCCGTAGGTATGATAGGCGCACAGACACCACTTCCGACATGGCAAGTACCGGGTGCATGGACAGACTACTCTAACCACATGAAATACCTGTCAAACACAGGACTGAGTGGCGCAGACAAGGCATTGGCTAGAAATAATGCTGACAATACATATCTTACATCACTTGAAAGGAACAGAAATATAGGTGGTGGCAATGCGGGCACAATAATAGCGGCAGATAATATGGCTAATGTGAACCATAACAGGGCTGCTTTGGAACTTGCATCGGCAGACCACCAAGCCAATTTAAGGAACTTAGGGGCTTATGGCGGCGTGGTACAGCAAGATTTGAACAATACCCGCACAATGTACAATGATGAGTACAGTAAGGCTATGATGGCAAAACAGTCGGGTGCGGCTTTGGCTAATAAAGCGCAGGATGATGCCGAAGGTCATATGCAAAATGACAAGTATTATGGTGCGGGAAGTGACTATGCCAAGCTGATGCAGATTGAATTGGAACAGAAACAGGCTGCTTTGGAGGCACAGAAAAGTAATAATACCGTAAATCTGAATAGGGCTAACAATCCTACGGCGAATACGGGTACGACAACACCTAATACAGATACATCTTACAAAGACTACTTAGACTATAAGAAGTGGTTAATGACACAAAAAACAGGTAGCTAATGCCATTAGATTTCGGTGCAATATCGGCTTTATCGGGAGGCTTCACAAATTGGGATGCAGTACGCTCAATGAAGGAAAGGGCTTTGCAATTTCGTGAGCAGTCGAATAATATTGAGCAGTCTAACTTACGCGCCAATCAGCTTGCGTCTGCCAAGATACAGCAGTATGAGGACACGGTAAATAAGGCGGGACTATTAGAGCCTGATAAAAAACGGGTGCAAGCTAAAGAACAGGAACTACGTACACAGATAGCAGATGGCATAAAGAAGTTTGGCGGTGATGCAGAAGCATATCTGAATAGCGGTGGTATCACAGAACTACATGACTACCAACAAGGGCTTATCAATAGCGATGAGATGGGTACGGGACTAAGTAATTTCTACAATCATAATAGGGCTAAAGCAGATGCGGCGGCGGGTATGATACTTCGTCCCGTAGCGGGAGGGAAAACATACGATGAGCATTTTCAGGACTACCTAAAGGGGAAAACTAAGTCTATTGAATATAATGGAGCTTTTGAGAAACCTGATTTTGCCCCTGCCAAATACTTTTCTGAGATATACGGTAACGCTCAAAAAGCACCACAGGCAGCTTCATTGACCGATGTATGGAACGCAGCATATCACACAGCCAAGCAAAAGGGGTTGAATGATGCTGATGCAAGGCAATTCGCAGCTATTCAAGGTAAAGAGGATATGCAATATCGCGCAGCAGGTGGCACACCATATCAATATAAATCTGAGGACGCATTGAAACAAGAATTGATGAGGTCGCAGATATATAAGAACTATAAAAAAGGTGCAGGGGAAGGTGAACATACACATTTTGACTGGCTATATGACGTAAATAAGGGATATACAAAGCCAGATGCGTTTCCAACAGATGAAAATAAAAAACCGATAATCAACAAGGACGGAACAGTATCTTACAAATATAGAATCCCTGCATCACTAGCGGGGCATATAGCAGAAACCGCAGGTATACAATATGACCACAAGGGTAATGTAACCAATAAAAGTGCTATCATTGACAGAAATGACATGTATCTGTCCAATGGTCAGAAATTAGACATATCACATCTAGCTCCCGAAGATATTGAGAGCATAGAATATGGCAATGAATATGTGGCGAATGTTAATCCACAGACAGGTAAATTTGAGAAACAAGGCATACATGCCAAAGTAAAACTGTCTAATAGTGGACTAGAAAAAGCCAAAGCAGGTGATAAGCAATTAGCCTCGTATTGGGGTAGTAATAATGTGGACGGTGTGAAGTATGAAGGTACAGGCATAAACCTTTGGAAGAAATTTTGGGATTATGGTTCACAAGGCGAAGCGGATGTAATCATACCTATCAATCCGAAAAACCCTGCCGAGAGATATAACCTTGATAAAAAGACACCTTTGGTATCTAAGAATGACAGAGGTGTATATGGACAGATAGAAAGTCAAGGCGATGAAGAAGATAATTCAGGACACTTTTTACAAAATTAATGGGCGACCCAAATAAAAATACCAATCTATTTGACACGGATAAAGTGGCATATGTAGATAGCGTTCTCAATGCTAATAAAAAATTAGATTGGGTACAGCGTCTTTATGACCCAAACACTCCATCAATACCTACGCCAAAAGATGTAGAAGGGTATCAGGAAGGGCAAACATCAACGCACTTAATGGGGCATAACGGTAAGGGTTATGTATTCCCTCATGTAGTCAGAGGCGCAGACGGACAACTGCAATATTTCTCATCTGATGATGATGCCGAAAACTATGCAAGGACTACGAACACAGGCATACAAATGACACCCGCACAAGCCGAATGGTTTGCAGCAAATGGATATAAAACGGGGACAGGTGTTTTGCCATCCCTAAAAAGACAATCTCCCCAATCGGGAATAACTGCCCAACCTACACTAACGCAACCAAGTACTATAAATTATTCAGAGGGAGGAAGTGGTAATACAGACCCTAACGCGCAGGTACAGCAGCCACCACAAAGCCCACCTGCCGATGCAGGTATGCCTGATTATGTAACAGACTTACGTAAACGGGCGCAAACGGGCTATCAGAGCATGATAAATAGCGGAGTAAAACCCGCCAAAGCCAAAGCAGATACAGAGCGATTTCTAAGGGTACAGTCATTCATGCACGACCCTGAGATAGAACATCAAGCACCTAAACAGCAGTTGCCACCTGACGAAGGTGTAGTCACTGAGTTTATGAAATCTGCATGGAATGGATTTGCACCCGCCACACTCAAACTGATACCTGACCTAGCAAGCATGACCACCAATGCGGTAGGTTTACATTCAGATGGACTTGACGCATGGGTAGACAATGCTGATAAATGGGTAGATGAAAATGTCAAAGCATACATCAATCCTGAACATGAGCAGGGAATATTCAAACAGGATGAGAACGGTGAATATCATTTTACCAATTTAAGAAGTGCGGTAAATGGTATAGGCAATGCCATAGGTACGGTAGCACAGTTTGTCGGGCTTGCAGCACTCACAGGAGGCACAGGCGACCTCGCAGAAGCAGCCGAAGGGGTGAGACTAGCGCAAGGTGCGGGAGACGTAGAAGCACTCGCACAAGCCACTACAAAGCTAAAGGCAGTACAAGCCAATCTGACTATGACGAAAGCCATATCAGGTAGTCTTTTATTTGCCCCTGCTATATATGATGATGGCGTGAGGTCGGGCTTAGATAGGGGTGACGCAGCGAGACTAGCTTTTGGCTTATCTGTACCACTTGGACTACTCGGAACGGTATCAGGCGCAGAGCAAAAGATACTAGAGAAGATGGTAGCGGGTGATATAATGACAGGCGCAGAAGAACAAGTTATCAACAAACTATCCGATAAAGGTATATTGAGAGGACTTGAAGGTAGGGTTAAGGGTGCGACTATGTCTGAGGCTGATTTCAGAACGACAATGAAAGCCACTTTGACCGATGCTTCTGCCATTACCAAGAAACTTATTAACAGTAAGGTAGCTAAAACAGCAGGTAAAGAGTTTGGACAGATGTACTTGCAATCGGCAGTACAGACTTTCGGTGAGCAAATGTATGATAGCCTGTATGCCTCTGATAAAGAAGCGGGTAAAGGTGCATTTGGAGCAAAGGAAATAGTATCAGCAGATAGCGGTGAAGGTGTCGGGCCATCCGTATTCGGGTATAAGGTAGGCAAGAAAGCTGCCATGAATGACGTTCAAAGCGGTATATACGGGGCTATCATAGGCTCGGCAATGGAAATGTACCATACGCCAGTGGTCAATCAGTCACTATATGGCTATCTCGATGGTAAAATAAGGGACGGTAAAGCTGATGAAGGTGTAGGCAAGGTCAAGAAAATGGCTGATATACTACTATCAAAGAAGAAAATAACTACTGAACAACATGCTGAATTGGTCGGAACGCCTGCCGTAGAAGGTAAACCAGCAGCAGATGGACAGCCCGAAGTGCCACCACAACCCGCGACAAAGGGACTGATAGACAAAATGGCTGAGACTTCGGCTATGCTTAAAGATGTAAACGGGGACAAAATAGACCCTGTGGCATCATTCGATGTCTACAACTATCAAAACAATGAGAAACCTAAGATAGAAAAGCAGATACATGATTTTAGTCACCCTGCTAATCCTGACCCACAAGCAAATGATAACGGTGGATTGGTACAGCAGTTACTACAACTCAAAGAAACTGACCCTACCAATACGGCACAGATAGCAGCACTTCAAAAGAAAGTCGCTGACGGTTATGCTAATTGGGATAACAATATCAAAAAGCATGGTTTAATAACCAAGCATATCACTGATACTGTGGCTACGGGTAAGTTTACGGATATACGTCCTGAGATTGCCAAGATAGATAAAGAACAGCCTAAATATACCGACACCTCACATCCTGAGATAAAAGCAGCGATGGAAGGTTTTAATCAGGAAGTATATGAGAAAGCTAAGTCGGGTGTAGAACCTGATGAAAATGGTGTCAAGTATAAGGATTTGGTAGGTGAAGTGGTGACACATAAGGAACTTGGTAAAGGAACAATAGTTGAAAGGGATAATTCTTTGCCCGGAGAAGAACCGCAAAAGGAGTATTATTTTCAGCCCGAAGATGTGAATAAGCATACGGAGCTATTGGATGGCAATGAAATAGTTGATAAAAATAAGTATGACCATAAATTAACAGCACCAAAAACAGAAGCCGATGCCGTTCAAAAGCCAAGCACAGAGGGCGTACCTTTACATCCATCATCCGAAAATGGCGAAGGAGTGGGAGAAGGAAACACCGAAGGGGAAAAAACTCCCGAAGCACAAATCCAAAAAGCGGTAGACTTAGATTCACTCAAAGATAAACCCGTAACCTATAAAGGGCAGAAAGGCAAACTATCTATTGATGAAGGTGGTAAGGTGTCATTTGAGGCAGAAAATGGAAGGGTATATGATATACCTACTGAGGCAAATAATCGCAACGCTACTGATTATGGTATCACTCCAATCAAAGAGAAAGCTGAAAAGCGCACAACGGTATCAGATGTATCAGAAACGAGTGCTACTGTAAATGGAACAAAATATACTATCCATACTAATAAAAAAACAGGAAACATTATCGGGCTTTCACCTGAAAATAAACCTGAACAAATTATCAGAAATGAGAAGTTGATAACAGCAGTAGAGATTGAAAGGAATAAAACTGCATACCAAACAGGTGAAACTACCGAGGACTTTCAAAAAGAAAAGAGTGCATTACCTCAATCTGAACATAAGATTGTTGACTTAGTAGATAATATCCACTCCAAACACATGGATGATGCTACTTCTGATGCTATTGATAAGCTGATGCGAGGCAATAGAATATCAGAAGATGAAATGAAATTGGTTAAGCGCTATTCAGAAAAAGTAGGTAGTGACTTATTATCCTTACAGATTGAGGGGAATAATGACAATTCGGAAGTTTTAAATTCGGCAATAGAAAATATTGATTTACTTGATAAACAAATAAAGCAAGATGAAGCAGACATTAACAACAGCGCAGAGGCTAACATTGATGGCAGTAAAGAGGGCGCAAAAGAAAAACCCGCAGAGCCAACCGCCGAAGAAGTCAGAGCCGAAACGGTAGAGAAAGAATTTGAAACTAAGGTAGCAGAAAAGCCTATACCCGAAGAAGAACAAAAGCAAAATAGCGAAGTAGCCGAAACGGTTATCAATGAAGTAGCCGAAAAGGACACTGCGGTATATGATGCCTTAGAGCAAGGCACTGATGTTAAAACAGATAAAAAAGTCGCCAAAGAGAAAAAGGCTAAATCTGATGAAGCTAATAAAGATACCGACCCTGATGGATTACTTGATAAAAAGGTAGAATTTACACATGCGGGTAGCAAGGTAACGGGGGAGATAATTGAGTACAATCCTGAAAATAAAAAGTATATTGCAAAGGATAGGCAAGGTATAAAATACCCATTGACGGCTGATAAGTTCACGGAGATAGCAGATAATGAGCCTCAACCTGTTAAGAAGGTACGCAAGGCAAAAGAGAAATTGGACGATATTAATAACGATACATTTATTCCTTGTTAAATGGCAAAGAAGGAAAGAGCAAAGCAAGAGTTAGAGTATCTACTCCAAATGAAAGAATATTTGGGGGATGATAAAATGGAGCAGTATGTCAATGATTCATATACCAATCGTACTAGTCAAACCCGTAGGGGTATCATACACGCTGTCAATAATGCTCATGCTTTGAAACATGGCAGAGAAAAACCCGTACCTATGCCGATGGTAAATGAACCTACTATTAAACATGAGAGGAAACCCCGCGCAAATAAATTTTCCATCGGTGGCTAAAGAAAAACAAATATCAGAGGCAACGGTTATGGTCGTGGACGATGGGATGTTCCTAGAGGTGGCAAGCCGTTTGGGGAGGGATTTCAAGGAAGTGCTTTATTACTCCACATGGGAACGCCCATACCCTAAAATGAATGAAGGGCTTATAGGATATGGGATGCCTAATGTAACCCGCGTAAATTCTATTTGGGAGCATTTTGATGATGTAGACTTATTTGTATTCCCATGTACAGGATTTGGAGATTTGCAAGAACATATAGAATCGTTAGGTAAGCGTGTATGGGGTAGTAGGCGAGGTGAGGAAATGGAAATATACCGCGATATGATGAAGTCCCATATGAAGAAATTGGGCTTACCTGTTGGCAAATATGAAGTTTTGAAAGGTATCGAAGAACTCAGAGAGTACCTAAAAAAGAATGATGATACGTATGTCAAGATAAACCAATGGCGCGGAATGTTTGAAAGTTTCTACTCTAAGAACTACAAAACCATTGAATGTAAGCTGGATGAAATTGAAAATATATTAGGGCCATTTAAGTTTATAACCGACTTCATAGTAGAGGAAAGTTTGCCCGACAAAGTGGAAATAGGCTATGATGGATATACCATTGATGGCAAATACCCTGCGCGGTCAATAGCAGGTATCGAGGTGAAAGACTTGGGGTATATTGGTGAGGTAAGGGAATATAAAGACCTGCCTAAAGAAGTGACAGACTTCAACACAAAAATATCTGATACCTTTAAAAATTATGGATATAGGGGAATGTTCTCTACGGAAATAAGAGTAGGCAAAGATAAAGTGCCATTTATGATTGATGCAACCTGCCGTATGCCGTCTCCACCAAATGAGCTATATCAGGAACTATATACCAACTATTCTGAAATAATATGGCATGGTAGTAATGGCGAAATGGTAGACCCTATCGCTTCTGCAAAGTTTGGGGTACAGGCGTTAATATATAGCTCATGGAGCGAAAAACACTATCTGCCTATTGATATACCTGCCGATGTGAAAAATCAGGTTAAACTTATGAATGCAGTAATGATAAAGAATCAGTACTACATTTGCCCACAGGACAACCCTACTGATGTGATAGGCAGTGTGATAGGTTTGGGCGATACCTTAGAAAAAGCCATTGAAAATATGAAGGATGTAGCGGGTAAAATATCAGCTTATGACCTTGATATTAGGATAGGTAGTATGGAGAAAGCTCAGGAACAAATGGATAAATTGCGTACATTTGGAATTAAACTATTCAGCAAATGAAATCAGGCAAGCTACTAAAGGACATACCAATAACCGAAGAATGTGAGATTGAAAACCTCGGTGGAAAATGGAAGGTAGTTGCTATTGGCGATACTCATTGTGTAGTAAAGAATGTGCTTAATCCTGATAATAGATTGTCATTGCCGAAGGGGACACCGTTGAAATGATTGATTCAGAGGAAGAAGAATGTGAAATTGAAGTGCCTGATTCAGAGGACAATTACGATGGGATAGTGAATACTGACCACAGTATAACGAATAACGATAAAGATAACGATTGGTAAATGAGTAAATGCCTTACACCCGATGAGCTAAAAAGCAAAGCCGATGAGTATGTAAAAACTCTCGCTGATGCTGGCATTACTACGTTCCCCGAACAGATAAGATACTTTGTAGAGAATGGAGACAGGACAAAACAGCAATTAGCCCTACTCAGTCCATATATCAAGGAAGCCTACAATAAGCTCGGATTAGCTGACCCCAAATCAGTAGAAGATTTCAATATAGCTACTCACATAAAGACTATCTCAGACCTACAAAAAGCACATAGGCGAATAGCAAAGGATGTACCTCAGTCTACCCCTATATCAGAACCTACGGCAAGATGGATGGGGAATACACTTAAAAATGTGGGCTTAGATGGCATAGGAGACGCTGCCGTAACCACAGCTACCAAAGTACATGAGGCGGGTAAATCGTGGCTAGGATGGGCTAAAAAACACGCAGTAGAGATATATCAGCAAGGCTTAGAACTAGCAAGACAGGATGGAGCGGGAATGCAAGATGCCATAGATAATGGCGCAAAAGGTGAAAAAGAGATACTTGAATCAGTGGCATCGAAGTATATATCTGACATGGGTGAACATCCATTAGATAATATACCGAAGGAAGTATGGACTGATAAACTATTTGGCACTGCAAAATCATTCATAGAGAAAACCACTAAGGCTAAACTGCCTGATGGATTTCAGTATGAGAGCATGGAGAACCTTTCGGGGAGGATATATAATAAGATGATGAAGGAAAATGCTGTCCCTCCTGATTTGCAATTTTTAGCAGAGTTGCAGAATATAGAATCAGATACTACGCTGACAAGATTTCAGGTGAACGCCACTGTACCCGAAAATGAGTTTGACCACTTTATGCAGGGTGCAGGCACAGCACCTACACAGGTAATAATACCGCCCACATTCAATGCTGAAAGAGGACTAAGGCAAGGTATAGGCAATGTGACAAGGGAGGCAATAGAGGCGAATAACCCGAACATAACGCCGAGAGAAGCGATAAGAAGCTATCTCTCAAATATGCTTGGTGACATCGTTAAAAAGGCATCTACGGGTTTAGGCTCAGAAAATCCTATGAACAAGTCGTTTACTTTAGACTTGGAAACGGCAAAAGAGAAATTAGAGAAAAATGACTTTGCTAATGATTTTCAGGTCATGGCTGACCAAATTGCTGAAAATGGTAAGATAGATATGTACGCCACCGATGAAAATGGTCAAGGGCTATATTCTAAGGATTTCAGGAAGATGTACGATAACATCACTAAACACTTTTTGCAAAAGGCGAATATAGATGCCATGAATGGGAAGGTGGTTTTAGACCAACACAGAGTAATAGCACCTGACTATGTGGAAGAAAAGGGCAAACAGGAAATATCTACCTTCCATGAGAATCTGCAAAAGAAACTAGGCAATAGCAAAATACTCAAAAAGATATATGATGTAGCCGATAGGCATTTCACCCATAATACGGAACACCTTGACGGGTGGGCAAAGCATATAACAGGGCTGACCAATGGGCTACTTAATAACATAGTCAAGGGAATGACAGGATGGAATGGCTCAACGGGAAGGGAAGCGGTATATGCCCGTTCTTTCGATACTGCCGTACATCCACTATATGAAGCTGAGTGGCTCAAAAAAGGTAGTCAGACATTAAATCCTAATGCCAAGATAACAGAACTTGAAACTAGGCTCATAGCGGGTGTACCCGTCACCACAGAGGAAAGGCTACTTATGTTCATGCAATCCCAAAGGGACGAAAGGACAGTGGCAGCATGGTATGGTGGTGCGCCCGTAGAGGGTGAAGAAGGTGCAGCAACAAAGCCCGGACATATATTCTCACTGGCAGACATCGAGGGCAGAGATGCCAAAGAGGTAGTAGTATCATATCAGGACTACAAAGAGATGTTGGCAGATTTTGACCCGCACCATGATGAGATACGTGATACGGTAGCCAAAGGCTTTAATCACCTTTTGACCGTAGTGAACCCTGTTTTTAAATTGGAGAATGGTATAGAATTAGCACCATTTAATGAACTTGAGGCCAAGAAAGAAAATCAGGCAGGTTTGCCGCAAGGACTTACAAAAGAAGAAACCGAAAAAAGATGGGGCTTTTATTTCCCGCACACCAAAGCGGGGAACGAATCGGTGATATATGATAAGCTCAATCGCAATACCTTTATCAACGAGATAGCATCACATAAGACATATTCACCTTCAAACGAAGTTAAATCTAGTGCGAAGTCATTTTTTAAGACCATTCAGAATTATAGGGATGGTAACGCGAAGTATGCAGCATGGACAATACCCATGCGTAATGTAGACAATTACTTCAAGGCTAATGAGTCTACCATTAAAGATTTGGGCTTAGAACATAAGATACAGTGGTGGGTAGACTATAAGAAAAATGTCTTTAACCCGCCAACAGAATCAGCAATAGGCAAGACAGGACAGGGGCTTATGGCAAACTATATCCTATCACGCCTAGCATTGAACCCATTTGTATCTGCGGAGCAAATGACGGCTATCCCATTGGCGGTTACTACTATACCTGCAAAATATCTATTCAGGGCTAAGAGCGTGTTTGCTAGTAGCATAGGAACTGACATATCAAATATGAGCATGTTCAGTGATAGGGTAAACAACGATAAAAAGATAAATGCTACTGTACAGGAAATGAATGAGCGTTGTCCATATGCCTTGTATCGCAATAAAAATGGCGCAAGTGAGCTACAAAGATTTGTGCAGACCTCAGACAACAAATCTATTGATGTATTGAATAAAGGCTTGGCACATTTATTCGGGGATAAGGTTAAGATAGACCGGAATGACCTACTAAAGAATATCCAAATACCCGATAAGGCTATCGGAGCTTGGTATTGGGAGTCTGCAAAGATGATGGTAGCCGATGAAGGGTTATTTGAAAATGGCAGAGAACCGTCAAGATATTGGGCAAGAGTAGGGGAGTTATATACCCAAGCTATCACTGAGTCCCAGCACAGTAGCGATGATGCCCATAGGTCAATGCTTGCTACAAAACATGGGGTATTGGCTAAGTCATTGTCTTTATTTGGTTCACAGAAGATAGCAGCTTTCAATGGCTTTCAGTCAAGGGTCATAGATTATATTTCTGACCCATCGGCAGACAATCTAAAGAAAATGACTACTCAGGCAATGAATGTCTTTGTCACCAATGCGGCTATGAGTGCGACTATCCAAACGGGTAGATTTGTGCTACTAGGTAGCGCAGCAGCAGCCTTACACCATAAGCCCGAAGATGTATATGCCGAGAACTTTGTCAAGGGTATGGTATCGAATGTGCCATTAGCAGCACCCGCTTTTGACCTAGTTTATGGTAAATATAAGTCAGGCGTGTATGGTCGTGATTTCAGCTATGTTCCTTTTGAGATGGTAACGGACGGCGGTAAGACTATCGCTGATGGGATTCATGCTCTGACAGACGGCACTAAAAAGCACCAAGCAGTTAGCGATTTGATATATTCCGTAAGCGGTGCAGCAGGGTTGCCACTTGAGCCTGTACTATTTGGAAAGTCGGCATATGAGAAATTGGCAAAATAATACTACATTTGTATCAGGACAGTATATAGGATAGGGCAGCAAATAGATTAAAACTATTTTGCAGTGGCATCATTCTATTCGTACAGCTTAAATATTGAGCATATCCAAAATCAGGATACGCTTGTCTCTGTCACCGTAAACGGAATAACCTATCTAGCTCCCGCACCTTTTATAATGTCCTCAGTCAATGCCCCTGCAATAGTGGCATGGCTGAATACCATACTACCTACTTATCTTTGGTTCTATCAGTACTCTACGGATTATGTGACAGGACTAAGCTATCTCAATATATTTACTGCTTGTACTTCGGAATCATCACAAGATGCAATAACGGCACAAGTGGTCTTATCGGGTAAGCCTGCTAATATATCAGCCGTAGCGGTGAACTGTGGTCAAACTCCATGTGCGGGTATAACAGCTATTATCACAGGGGCTTTGGGTGTAGACTGTACAGCAGGACAACAAGCAATAGTATTCACCGACACTACGGGAGCATACAGTTTAAATAATCTCGGAGGATATGGAACACCAAACTATCCTGCTATATCAGACATAGTAAGCATTACTTTTACGCTGCTCGATGGTGTAGGTAGTCAGGTCGGTACGCCATATACGGCTACATATACACCTTCGGCTACTGCTCCATTTGCCTCAATATCGCTTACCCCTGCAAATTTTGGTGTAGCAAGTTTCACGGGGAACACCGCCTATCAGTTGAAATATACGATAGTCACAGCTAATACGATTACTTGTTCGCCATTGCAGATACCATTTACGATGCCTTGTTGCGGTCAGGTATTACCTAGTGGGCTTGTGGTATCATTCAATCTGCAACAGCAGCTTATAACGCCACAGAATCCTACACCTACACCTGTACAGCTTACATTTACAGATACTACCTATGCGTATGCTACACCGAATAACACAGGGGGCTATGGTACTCCAAACCCTTCTTATTCGGATATATCACATACGGAATTTGTTGTTACCCGTCCTGATGGGCAGGTGATAGCTTTTGACATAGGGTATGTACCTAATGCTGCAAATAACGTAGCTATTATTACTGCTGCAAACTTGGGATACGACCCGACAGGCCCTATCTCAGACGGTGTATATAAGATAGTATTCAACGTATATGCCACACCTTCATCATCTGAATGTTTATTGGCATCAACTACGGTGTACACAGTTTTATTCCAAAATACCTATAACTGCCTGTATAATCAGGGTATATCCCTATTGTCGGGCTGTGATATAAAGGCAAAACATCAATGGTCGGCACATTGGAATGAGCTTGAAATGATAATAGCAGCCTCGGTAGGCAATATAAACTGTGTGGTAGGGAAGGTAGAAAGGCTTTTAGAAATCTGTCAATTAAACTGCCCCACATGCTAAGTCAATGCGAAACCATACAACTGTGCATCGGGGCTGCATACTGCCAAATTCAGGCTTATAAATGCTTGGGTAAGTCAGTATATCATTTAGAGGACAAGATGGCAAGCCTTATAATTTTGTATAAGTTGGCTCAAAGTCAGGGCTGTACATACAACTGTGCTTTGGATTGTTTTATTAACAAATTATGCCCCTGCTGATATGTATATAAATAATAACTGCCAAAATGGGATAATAAGCCCTTTGTCCGTAAGCTGTGTAACTCAGGTACTTTTGCCTAGCGGGTCTACTGTTCCGACAGGTCCACAAGGTCCGAAGGGTGATACGGGGGCGACAGGTGCAACGGGTGCGCAAGGCATACAAGGATTACCCGGAGTAGGGCAAGCAGGCACAAGCGGGTCTAATGTACTTTGGAATCCCGTCATAAATATAGCAGGTACGGGCAACGTAGGGAATGTGCCCGGCTATGTAAATACAGGTTTGGGCGCATCGGATAATGTAACATTCTCGATACCTGCACAGGCATTTCAGAATGTAGGCGATGTAGTAAAAGTGACGGCGATAATCAAGCCACCACAACCAACTCAGGGCTTAACATATGCTCAATTAATATTGAACGGGACTGCTTTTGGAACTATACAAGCACCACAGCCATCTACTACTCAGTGTGTTTTGGAGCTTGAAATATCATTGCAGGTAGTGGCAGGTCAATACTTCCTATGGGCTACTATCACATCACAGACATATAATGGCGTACTGACTACGGCTGAAAATCAATGGCAAGCGGCTTATGCTCAACAAATACCGCAAGTCATAGCATATACGCTTAGTAACCCTGTAGCTTTTGTAGTTGACTTTAGCAATATACCTACGGCGGGTGCTGCGGGAACGACATTTGTGAAAGCGTGTCAACAGAAGATAGCATCAACAAGTAGCGCACCTCAAGGGGCGTTTGTGCCTATATACACTGCTCCTACGGGAGGGGCTACATATACCAATACTAATCTTGCGAATGTGGCATTGGACAACCTTACAGTGAACCTAGATGGAACGCTTTTATTCCCGACACTTGATTTCACATATGCTACGAATGGTACTCAGGGAACTATCACATGGGTAGGCGTACCGCCTGTGTCAACATCAAGACTAGCAATAATACCAGTATAAATGAAACAGACACTATTCATATTGACAATTTTGAGTGTACTATCTGCGAATGGGCAGGTAGATACCATGAGGCAACCTAGTAGGGTGTGGGTATTCGGAAAGCCCACCATTTTCAAAGATACCGTCAGAATTGACAGTGCATTAATATTCAGGCATAATCCATGTGAAGGGTGTACGCTAACGAGTGATTCATTTGGCAACGCTTCGTGGGTAGATTTCATGCCGTATGTGTGGACTACAGATGGCAATTCAGGCACTAATCCTACGGTCAACTATGTAGGCACAACCGATTCAGCACAGTTTTACGCTCGTAGTTGGTTCGGTAATGTGAACAATCAAGCATTTCTATTTCTTTCCTCACCTAAGAGAAGGACGGCATCTACGGGGTCGGCGTTCTTAGCTCTGAGAGATTCATTACATAATAATGGGGGTGTATTCAAGATTAGTTCAACGGGCTTTGATATGATAAGCTCTAATGCTGCGGAGGATACCGATGTAACGGTGCATGGGAGTTGGAAGAATAAAATACTTAGCATAACATCAAATCAAGGTGTACCTAGTGTGGGGATAGGAACTACTTCACCAATTACAAATTTTGATGTGAGAGGGGGTATAGCTGTAATAACAAAAACTAGCGATGGTGTTCCGATTGGATTTGGTGTAGGACCGTTCAATCCTTTTGGTAGCTTTAGTTATGGATCTACACCGTCTTTAGTATTTGGTAATCTTACTTCTTTTGGTCTACCAGACTCCTGTTTTGCAATAAAGACTGATAGTTCATATTTTTATACTCAATTGTATTATCAAAACGGTTCACAGGGTGCAGGCAAGGTATTAACTTCGGATGCTAATGGCAGAGCTACATGGCAAGGCTCTGTTGTTTATCATGTCAGGGATTCAATATCATCTACGCAGATATTAAATAGCTATACAAGCCCTGATACAATAATAATGGGGGCAGGAGCAGGAACAACTATTAATGTAATTTCAGTAAGATATAAATATGTGTATTCGACAGCACCATATACTATTCCTATAATATGTGGGCTATCTCAATCAGGACAATTATTTGAAACGGAATCAACGAATCTACTAGCACTAACAACTAATGCTAATGCAAAATCTGCCGTAGCTACATCTCAAAGTACAATCACATTTTCTAATGCGCCAATACTTTACACATCAGTTTCAGGTGACCCAACAGGCGGCGGCGGCTATCTCATTGTTTACATAGACTATACTATTCAACAAGACTAATCATGAAAAAACTACTTATATATCTTTTTGTCCTGATTTCCGTGGGAGTGAGTGCGCAAGGCCCTGTGACCAGCGTAATACCACTAACTAGGGGCGGTTCGATAACTATTCCTTATAATGGGATTTACGATGTATCTACTCTATATAGATGTACTACCGATTCAACAGAAAACCATACTGACACACTTGCCACCGATTTAAGTTTTATATATAGCGGCAGAGCCGCACAGATAGGTACGACATTTACTCTGTGGTTTAACAATACCCACATTATTACAGGCAGCCACAAGATATTTATACTGTCCAACGACTTCACAAATCTACTGTCAAATCAAGTAAACCTCGAATTGCTATGTCAATATAATGGTCACGCATGGACGGTATTTAGTGTGGATTCTACTATCTCTTTGAGACTAACAAATTATGTGACACTTACACAGCTTAATGATACGCTAACTAACTATGTACAGCAGGAGCAAATAACCAATACGGTAGATACGCTCGCGGGTATCAATAGCGGGAACTTTAATAGGATATTAGTACCATTGACATCTACATCTGATAGCTCACTGAACGCTTGGAATAGTGCAGAGGGTAAAAGAGTATTGCAGTCATACGCCAAACTAGCTAGTCCTGTTTTTACGGGTGCGCCACTGTCCACTACTCCCGCCACCAATGATAACAGCACCAAGATAGCAACTACCAACTTCGTAGATAACTATGTGGCATCTTATGAACCGCCATATTTTCTCTGCGGCGGTACGATAAGCTCAACTGTCGCGCTATCCACCGGTGCAGGCACAGGGGCAACAGCTACCGTCACAGGCAATGCAGCAGACTTTCAGGTGAACCTCACTACGGGCAGCGCACCTGCCACATCAGCTACGATATGCACGGTGTCTTTCACTAACGCCTACCCGAATACTCCATTGGCATATATACAGCCTCGTAACTCCATAGCGGCAGCATCAGCAGCATTTCAACTTGTGATACCATCTGAATCTACATCAGGCATATCATTTGTTTCAGGTGGCACAGGACTAGCAGCAACAACTCAATATATTTTTAACGTTCACGTAGGCGCACAATAATGAAAAAACTACTATTCATATCAGTACTGCTTATCCTTTGCACAATGTGTAAGGCTCAGACACAGTATGTCTATAATGCCTATAACAAAGGTGCATATATACTATTAGTAGATAGTACCCATAAGGATAGCTTTGCCTATCCTAAAAATACGCTGATAGCTTCACTGAACGGTGGTGCAATACCACAGCTTACATTATCATCTGTGTATTCGGTATCTCAGGGTTATGGTACAGGGTATGCAATGGTAGTGGCTACATGGGACAATAGCAACATATACATCTTAGCTCCCAATGTAGATAGTGGGTTTAGAAAGCTGAACAACATGATATTCAATGATACCTTTGTATTGCAGAACTATATTCAGTATGGTGATACGATTGGTACTATTGCCACAAAAAAGAACTTACAGCTATATGTACCACTTTCTGATACGGGGAGTATAATCCCCACCTTTGCCGATACCTTTAAGACTATAGCAACGGTAAAGTCATTGCAGCCCAAAGTTAATTTCTCGGATACTACCCTGACGATTGCAACTAAAAAGAATCTTCAAGCAAAAATCAACTTCTCAGACACAGTATCAACTATTGCATCTCAGCATTACGTAAGTACACATACCACATCAGCAAGCGGTACAAAGGGAGCTTTGCAATTTAGTATTGGTGGTACATTCAGTTCAACAGCAGCTTTGCATTACAATAGCACCTTTGACCAATTATTCGTAACAGATAGTGCAGGCAATGGAGGTATTACTACAGGCGGATTAACGCTACTTGATGCTTCAACAAGTGCGGGTTATTCTTTTGTTTATACGGGAGCAACAAATGTTGTCAATATACTCCCAAACAATAACAATGCAGGGGTATTGACCAATGATGGGTCTGGAAATCTATCATGGGCAACCATAACACTAGCAACAGATACATTTGCGGCAACAGGCGGTCAAACATCTTTCACACTCAGCAATACACCACTAGGAAGCGGAAGGGGCAATCTGCAGATGTTTATACAGGGCTCTTACATTTTGCCAACCTACTATACTAATAGCGGAACAACAGTTACATATACTGGCTCGATAATATCTGCTGGCAATAGAGTGGCATTTACTTACATACACGATTAATGAGAGGCATTATAATTTTTTTTTGTCTTATATCTACTCTCTGTAAAGGGCAATCTTCCTTTTATAATAATGAGTCTGTAGCCACTGCGGGAACGACTATCTATCTCAATCAGGTTTTGATGTATGTCGGAAATTCAGTTTATCCTTATGACCCTACATCTATTGCAAATGATAGTCTAATAGCAGGTATCTCAGAAGGAAATTATAGTACCAATGACCCTGTTACATTCGCAAGGGGAGGGACTATATATAACAATAACGCCTATACCACAGGGGCTTATTATGCTAACTTCAATGGAGGTATAACACATTCTACAAATTTAATTGAAAGGGTTAGGCTGATTCAGGTCGGGTACGCATTAGATAATAATACCTTTATAATTTCCTTTTTTAATGCCCCTAAACCTCTGCTATCACATTACCCATTATACATCGCTCCAAGTGATACGATTTATCTTTTGTATGATACAGTAACGCTTGGTGTAAATAGTTCTCATGAACTATATGCCGTAGCGGTCACAGGGCCGACAGGGCCACAGGGGGCTACGGGAGTAACGGGTGGCACGGGTGCTACAGGGTCAGGCGGGCCGACAGGTGCTACGGGTACTCAGGGAGCTACTGGCGCAACAGGCGTAGGAGTGACTGGTCCTACAGGCTCTACAGGGCCAACGGGAGCTACAGGAACGGGAGCAACAGGCGGGACGGGTAGTACTGGACCAACGGGTGTAACTGGTAGCACAGGGGTACAAGGAAACACGGGTGCAACTGGCCCAACTGGAAGTACGGGTATTCAAGGGGTTACGGGCGCGACAGGGGCTACTGGAGGTACAGGTGCGACAGGCTCAGTAGGCACATTCACCAATCCTCAAATATTATTTGCAGGGGTGAATGGTAATGCCACCACAACAACAGCAGTGAGCATAGATAGTACTTTAGGCTCAATCATAGCTACAGGGGCGGCAAAAGACTCTACGTGTTTCTACGGAGGTAATAGTGCGGGTAAATCAGAGACAGGAGCTAATAAGCAAAATGTAGTAATAGGTAACGGAGCTGGGACAAAAGCAGCCACTCAAAATACTTTGATAGGGTATCAGGCAGGAAACGTATCTACGGGGGGAGACAATACAGGAATAGGAGCTGCATCACTTCAAAAAAATACAGTAGGGTCAAGCAATACAGCAGTAGGATTTCTGTCATTAAATAGCAATACAAGTGGATTTTACAGTACAGCATTGGGACAGGCTGCTGGTAGTGATTATACTGGGGCCGGAGGGGTTCTTTTCTTAGGATTCAATTCGGGTAAAGGTGCAACTAAAGCTAAGAATGCAATATTCATAGAGAATAACTATAATGGGCAATCAATAGCTCAGACTTTAAATAATACAGTTCTTATAAATCCATTCGGAGATAGCACAACAAAGGTATTCTATTCAGATAGTAGTAAAAAGCAATGCATTTATTGCCCCATGAACCCAAACTCAACATTACAGGTTGGAGGGTCATTTGCCACTGCCTATAGAGCAGTAACCACTAATGCTACAGCCTCAGTATGGGATTATAAAATAGAATTTACATCGGGGAGTACTGATACTTTAACACTCCCAACAGCAGTAGGGATAACAGGCAGGGACTATGTAATTATGAATAATTCAGGGTCAAATGTAGTTGTCAGAACTACTAGCAGTCAAACTATAACACCGACTTTACTATCAAATCTAATACCAGTAGCGACGACGGCTACACCATCTTTTAGATTGGTGTCCGATGGGGCAAACTGGAAACAATTTTAAACTTAAAAACACAAATATATGGCACTTCAAATTGGAAATGTAAAAGTAGGCTTTGACCAACTTACACAGACAGCACCTATCTACTATAAGAGGTTTATAAATATGCTTATCATGTTTGTAGTACCCGCTACTGTATCATTCATGGAGGTATTTGTTAATCCTACCAATACAGATTTAAAGTTAAGGGTAGCTCAATCAGGCGTGTTTATAATAGGCATCCTAAAAGGGTTAGAGTACTTTTTAGGTGACGACACAAATCCTATCAATAGCAATAACATTCAACAACCATCAAACCCACCTACCAAATGACCCATTGGATAACAGAGCATTTAGACGCAGTTTCAGGCGCAGCAGGCGCGACAGTTACGATAGTTGTAGATACAATTCACGGATATGCTAGCGGGGAATTTACCCATGTCCTATTACATGACGGCAATGTAATAGCAGTAGCATTGATACTTCTTGTTATAAAAAGCGTTGTCGGTGCTTTCGTAGGGGTATTCGTAGGAAATTGGGTAGCAAAATATTCAAAAAATAAAGAACAATAAAATGACACAACTTTCAGAACACTTCGCACTTGAAGAATTATTGGTATCACAAACTGCAACGGCTGAAAATATTACAGAGCAATTTGAACCATCGGATGAAGTTATTGCAAATCTCAGAGAGCTAGCTATAAACTTCTTAGAGCCTCTTAGGGCTGCTATATCAGAGAAGTTGGGTGTAGATACTCCAATACACATAACAAGTGGCTACAGATGTCCTAGATTGAACGCTGCAATAGGTGGTGTTCCAAACTCTCAACATCAATTTGGACAGGCTGCCGATACTCATATAGATGCTATGAGTATAGAGGATTGGTATCAATTTGTAAAGGCATCAGGTTTACCATACGACCAGCTTTTGCAAGAGTTTGGTGAATGGGCGCATATCAGCCATATAGCCGATGGTAATCGTGGTGAGTGTTGGAGATATGTCAAAGGACAAGCACCTACAAGAGATTAATGCCTGCTCAACAATCAATATTAAAAGCATTCGCTGAGATAGGTGGGATACTACTATTCGCTGCTCTCGCATCTGCTTTTTATGTTGGCGTGGCGTATATTCTGAGTAAGAGGAAGTAAGCAGTTTTAGAAAAGAGAAAAACCAAGCGAACAACCTTAAAGAAGTATAAAGCAAAAGACAAAAGAAACCCCCTGACAAACAAAATATCTGCGACTTAATCCATTTATGGGATAAGTCTATTTGCCTGTTCCAAAGGGCTTGTGACCGAAAGTTTGTCTATTTATTCATGCCTCGACAGTAGCATCTGAATACTATTGCTAGGGGGTATATCTCCTATGTTCAAGTAATTCGGGGTGCGCCTGTTCATACATCCACAACTTTTCAAATCCTGCTGCACGAGCAATAGCTATTTGCTTATCAAGGTAGGACGGTTTATGTTCATCAATCTTTGGTTTAGGGGTATGGTATGGGACATGCTCGGATATGAATATTTTTGGTCGTTCTAATTGCTCAATAGTATTTTTGGCTTTTTTTATTTCTGATTTTCGGCTGTACGTTCGTGGCGTGACTATCTTTATTTCAGACATATTTAACGGTGCTTTTAATGACCGCTTTGTTACAGACCTTCTTTTTGTTATTTTTTCGGGCTTATACATCTTCCCAATATGCTTTTCTTCATACACAAGAAGTTTATTCGCATTTAGAAGCATTAGCCCGTATCTCCCTACTATATCAGCATGACCCATTTCATTGGATTGAATAATGAGTCTATCAAGCGTAATTGAAAATTGTGTCAAGGTTTGGCTGCCCTTTAGAGTGTTGCAACTTTCGCAGCAATGGGCTAGATTCCTTTTGTCATTTGTGCCTCCTTTAGATATTGGTATTAAGTGGTCAACGGTAGTAGCCGACTCCTCACAATATACGCACATCCAATTCCCTTTCGATATAAGTGGAAAGTCAAGTGGGGTTGCAACATTTTTGACTGGCTTATTGTGGATATTGTGTATCGCCTCGGATAGTTTTACTCCAAGATAAGTTTTCTTCGCAACAGAAAATAAATTTTCATCGGTAGTCACACCATGAAAACATCTTAAATAATTATCTATGTTGGTAGCTTCAATATCGGTAAGGCTGTAAAAAGTCGTAATATCAACACGTTCTTTGTACCAAAAGATAAACCTCTGATATATGGGACTGTATTTTTGGTGTTCCGTCCAATTCATGGTATCAGCCCACATTTTTGTGCAATCCCTCTTACGTCATACTTTGGATAGCTGTTAGTAGATAATTCCTCTTTTGCTACATTGCTCATTAGCTCAATGTCCTTTTTGATTTCAGCACATATCTCATAGTTATCCTCTTGCTCATAGTATTTGAGTAGTCCTATCATAAAAGCATGACCGTAATAGCAATGGAGAGTAAACCACTGCCGAGCCTCTATGTTAAAAACAAGGGAGTTCCAATCTGATACCGAAATCTTAAATGGACGGTTAATAGATTCCGTCCTACATGCTGCTGCCATCTCTATTGCGGCTGAGTGCTTAGCGAAGCAGTCTAAAAGCTCTTTGGTGTAGAACATAAAATAAAAAACCCGCAGGTGAGACTCTGCGGGCGGTAAAAGGTTATTTTTCAACTCCCTTCTAAAACCCGAATCATTGCATGTCTCACTCTGCAAAAATTCGGATTACTGTAATTTCTTTTACCTTTCGGCTACTGCAAATGTACAACTATTTTTTAATCTGCAAAATAAATTTCTCCATTTCACTTTCTATCCTTACATTAGTGGTTCAATTCATTAACAAAAAACATAATAGAAATGGCAGAAATCACAGAAAATGAGAAAGCAATAGGCGATAATTTAGTCACACTGATTAAGTATGCGAAAGGGAAACTTCCATCAGGACAACCATTGGTAGATTATATCGCATCAGAAATAGGCAAGATAAATGATGATACTCCCATAGCTGATAAGGCGGCAATTGATTCGGCTTTCGATGTAGCCATAGGCGTATCTACTGAGGCGGGTGTACCAAAGGTAGCCAAGCTGTTTGTAGATATTAAAAAGGCTGCTGACGATGTACAGGATGGCAAAGGCTTCTTAGTAGAGATAGCTGACGGTGCAGCGATATTATCCGACCTCAGAGGGCTTAAAACATCCCCTGCGCCAGTACCAACATCAATCCCTACCACATCGGAAGGAGCTGAGTAAATAATAACCCCACTAACAATAAGATGTGCATGATTAAGCTGACCATGCGAGAAAACAAAGAAAAATCAATAATAGGGGTGGGTGGCTTGCCCCTTCTTTTTTAACTTAAAACATAAACAATGAAAAAATTAATATTTTTACTTTTAGCAGTCCTATCAATTTCTCTGACAACTAATGCTCAGACATTGAGTAAAGAAAAAAAGGAGAAATACCAAGCCAAGCCGTCAACACAGAAAAAGACTTTAAAGAGAAAGACTAAAAAACTTGCCAAGTCTATCAAAAAGCATCCTCTGACTGAAAATATCAATGAAGAAGATATACGGTCAGCAACCGCTTCAACTGAGATGGTATATAAAGAATACCTGCCTAAAGCAACTGCCACAACACCTACTGTCACCCATACTATACCAACATCAGGTACTATCATCTATACAGCACCAAATGTTGGCATAGGTGTTATTACGATACAGCCGTATCAATCGGGATGGACTACGTTAGGCACTGTCACACCTTCATTCTCTTATTCAATAGGGATAGGCGAGTACTCTACAAATACTGACGGTTCACTTGACATCCAACCGTATGCTAATCTAGGGGCTTTTGTGGCTGCGGGATTTATACCGTCTATCAATTCAGCATCACTACAAATTGGTGGCGCATTAGGCGTATATAAGTATAATTCAATAGCAATAGGATATGATATAATAACGCATAAGCCATTTGTCGGTATAGGTGCGGTCATATCACTGTCCACCTTCAAAAAAGGTCTAGGCTCAACTATATTGGACGCGTTCTAACAATCAAACTTTCTGTTTAATGTTAAGAGGCTCACAGAAATGTGGGCTTTTTTTATGCCTAAAAATAAATTTGTAATTTTAATTTAAATTAATTTGGAAATGATGAATAGGTTATTTATGTTTGCATCGTTAAATAAAAAACAACATGGCAATCAGAAAAACAATAGTAGAGCGTCAGGGTATATTAAAACCATTGCTCAAGAAATTCACCGTTCAGGCTTGTTGGTTAGAAACAAGGGTAACTCCATATCGGATTAACAAGGCTATGATAGATGCCGAACCTGACGCTAATGACTTTAAAGCAATAGAGGACTTTTATCTTGGCAAGGAAAAGGAATATCAAAAAGAACTTATAAAATCATAAACTATGAAAGTCTATGTTATAGAATACAAATCGGGCAGAGGTGGTGAAATGTCATATAGTTGGTGTATGAATTTATATGATAATAACTTCAAAAAAATAGCCATAGAGCAGGGGACATCCTTTGATTCTATTAAAGACTTTGAAAAATGGGCAAATGGAGCTACTACAGGCATGACAAGAAATTCATTAATAAGATTCATATAAACCAAAACCATGAATAATATCACAATACTGGCAGGACTTGAATTTATCGGACTATGTGTGGCAGTAGGATTCTGTATTAGATTGAAACTAAAATTGGATGAAGCAAATAAAGCCTATAAAGATGCTATAATAATAGCAGGGGGATACTTTAATAGTATTGAAGTTTTAACTATGGATAAGCAGGCTTGGATGGCAGAAGTCCGTAAGCAGACCGACCTATTTCAAGAGGAACAATCCAAAGTAAAGGACAGGGACGCTACCATTCAGCAGGTACGGACTGCCTGGGAGGTAGAAGCCACGAAACTAGATAGCATCATCAAGGACAGAGACGCTACCATAGCCCTACTTAGGGAAGAACGGGAGAAGCTATCAAACGCATCAATGAGTACTATATACGACCTGCAAAAAGAATTGGCAGACACTGAATTAGCCCGTCTACACCTTGAAAACATCTGCAACGGTCAGGCATCTACCATCAATAAAATGCTACCCATCAAAAAAGAGAATGAAGCCCTGATAGATATAGTAGTCGAACTGCTACAATGTCTGCCTGAGATTGAAACAAAGCCTGATGATACCCAAAAGTATGATATAGCAGATGTAATGGGTAAAAAATTTTCCATTAGATGTCGTAATAAAAAAGAATTTTCTAGGATAGTAAATCTAGCTAAGTATGACTTTACAGACAGCGAAGGGTTCGGTCAGTTTGCAAATACGCCACATGTTAATTGCCATGATAGGAGTATTGAAACATGGGAGCATAAGGGATTTACTATCATTGATAGCATACAAATAAAGTAAGCTAATTTTTAAACATAAAAGAATGAAAAACCCACAAAACATCGCATTAGGTATGATAGCCTTAATCTGCATATTGGTTATAGCATTGGCTATTGAATGTCATGAGGGTCTAAGGTCTAATGCTGAATATAACAAGCCCATTCACGATACTGTGACTGTTCAATCTAAAGCATACCGTAACGTCTGTGAAAAATATTTTTTCGATGGCGCAATGAGTCCCGCTAACATTGAAATGGGTCAGATAGACAGCTTTTTTGACCTTCAATGGAAGGAAGATAGTATTAACTGGAACAAATTGCATAACCAATGATATACTTTGCAGGGTCACTAAGCTATTTCTACAGAAAGTGGGGTATGCTACGCGAACAAGGCATAGATGATTTACGCTGGTTCAGCATTCGTGGTTTATACTTCATAGGCGATACAAACTCTTTAAATAAACAAAAACTAAAATAACATGGAATCATTAATAGAAACATACAGAACTTACGAGATTAAGTTTAATACAGATAAGGAAACATTTTACGCTGTATCACTACAGCTAGACAATGAGCAGACTAAAAAGTCATACGCATCGGTTAAGAAAGCCATTGATGACTTTATTAAAGAAAACAATGACTTCAAGCCTTTTGAGATACAAGGATGCCCTACATCATATCGTGGTTCAGGACAAATACTAAAGGTTATTGGCATACGAAAAGATGGTGCGTTTGTCTTTGAAAACAAGAAAGGTGAGAAAGGGCAATTATCCAAATACTATGAAAAAGACTATATGCTTTATAACCCTGAGAATGATGTTAAGTGGGAGTATTTAGCTCTGCTTGAAAAAGAGTTTGAAGCACAAAGAAAAAGGATAGAAGACTATAAAAAAACGTTCATTTCTGTTGGATTGGAAACTATCAAAGCAAAGTATTCAATCTAACAAACTCTTTAAATCGAATTAAAATCAATAAATAAACTAAAAACAAACAAAATGAAAATTACAGTAGACTTAGCAGATTTTGAACTTGACGAAAACAATTCTTTTGAAGCTGGCTTTAAAGAATATATTATCAGAGAAGTGTACCATTCAATTTGGAAGTCTACCGATAAAAAGGCAGTGGAACAAATGGAAAGGGAAATAAAAAACATGATTGATCAAAACCTATTGAAGCAAACTACCAAAAGAATAGGTGAGCTAATCGAGGAGGGCACTATGGAAAATCCCGACAACCGAAAAGAGCGAATAACTATAATGGCATACGTTCAGAAGAAATTTGAAAATCAATCTTCATGGGGTAGTCCTGCCGACAAAATAGAAAAACTAGCCAAGCAATTTGGTGAGGATATGAAAAAACGGTACGACTTCGCTTTTGCCTCTCAAGTAGTAATAAAGATGGGTGAACAAGGATTGCTTAAAGAAGGTGTAATAGAAGCCCTATTGAAGAAATAACAATGGATAAACTACTAGCCGACTTATCAGCATCGTTTTTCAGACAGAAAGTATATGAGCAACCCTAGAAAGAAACATCATAAAGTACCGATAGAGCTTAAACAAGCTGTTAAAGAATACTTTTTGCGTACTGGTTGCACAATGACCACACTCATGGAAGTATTCAAAATATCAAGGGATGTAGCCAATAAAGTAACAGACAGTGCTTTGAAAGAAACTCAGGAAATTATTAAAAAATCAGACCCACATAAACATTTAAAATTTTAGAAATGAATACGACAGAAATACCGAAATTAGATGGACAGACGCTAGTAGCACAACACGATTGCCTCATAGCTATTGCTGATATGATTAGGCAGTGTAATAACCGAGTAAAGGATGCCCAAGAATCGGTAGATAAATATATCCATATTAATTCATTCTACTCAAAAGGATATTACACTGAAACCCTTAATAAGTGGACAAGCATATCCATCAGGCTTGAGAAGTACTACTTCAAAAAACTTTGCGCCATGACATCAACGACTTACAATCAAATTCATAATAATTAATAAACAATAAAATCAAAAACAATGGCTATTCTAGTATCAGAAAAAGACGGTGGCACAGCCCACGAACCAATCCCCGCAGGAAACTATATGGCAAGGTGTTATCAGGTGATACACTTGGGTAATATCAAGACTGTATATGAAGGACAGGAAAAAGACCAAGACCAGCTTATGATAGGTTGGGAGTTACCCACAGAACAGCGTGTGTTCAAAGAGGGACATGGAAGTCAACCGTTAGTAGTAAGTCGTATATATACCCGTTCTTTGGGTGATAGAGCTACTTTAAGGGCTATGCTTGAATCATGGCGTGGTCGGGCATTCAGTTCTGATGAATTGAAAGGCTTTGATATTTCAAAACTTATTGGTGCGCCATGCCTGATAAATATAAAAAATGTAGCCGGTGAAGGGAAGCATAAGGGTAAAACTTTTTCTCAGATAGCAAGTGTATCACCACTGATGAAAGGTATGGTTTGCCCACCCGCTATCAACCAAACAGTAGAATTTTCAGTGCTATCTTTTGATGATAAGGTGTTTTCTACCCTGCCTCAATGGTTGTCAGATAAAATCAAAACGAGTAAGGAATATAGGGATATGGTGCATGGTGGCGAAGCTGAAAAGGAAACTACCCATGAGCCAATGAGTCAGGACGATGACCTCCCATTTTAGGATTATTTAATATATGAAATTGTGAAATTAGTATATTTTGGTAACATAAACAATGGTCAGCTAAAGATTATCAATAGGCATCTATTTGATGCCGATATAGCTTCTATGGAGGGGAAACAGGTAGAGATAGTTGTTTCCCCTAAAAAGAAAACTAGAAGTAATCAGCAGAATAGGTACTATTGGTCGGTGGTGGTCGGGTTAATAAAAGAGGGATTTGTAAGTATGGGGCATGATGGTATAGATAGCCAAAATGTTCACGCCTTTTTAACTGGTAGGTTTTTATTCAAAGAAATAATCAATGAGAACGGTGGAGAGGTCATAAGAATACCTATGGGTACTTCGGGATTGACCACGACTGAAATGATGGTTTATATAGACCAATGCGCTCAATTTGCTAGTGAATATTTGAATGTCATTATTCCACCACCTTCAAGCCAAACAGAATTTAACTATGACTGAGGAAGATTCTTTATTGGAACAGATGAAAGATGCTAAAAATGAGTATGAGCGTATCAAGTATAGGTTAGATTTTGTTACATTATCCGATGAGCAAAAAAGGGATTATAATAGCCGTAAAGCTGAGTTAAGGGGTATTTGGAAGGATTTGAATGATAAGAGAAACGCAATATTGCTTGTTAAAAATAGACCAAACAATGAAAGTTAAAAACATACCCGAAGGATACGAACTATGCCATATATGTAATGGTAAAGGTGAGGAATATTTCTCATGTTGTACAGGTGAGGTAGTGGATTCAGATATTCAACGTTGTCCTGATTGTAAGGAAAATGTAGGATTATCCAAGTGCGAAGATTGCGAAGGAACAGGCTTAGTGATAACAACAAACAATTTTAAAATAAAACAGTAAGATGGCAAGAGTACACGAATTAAAGACATGGCCTGAATATTACCAAGAGGTTTTAATGGGTCACAAGACATTTGAGGTCACAAAGAATGACCGAGATTTCAAAGTGGGTGACATTGTAATCCTACACGAATGGGATGCCACCAATGAAATATACACTGGCAGAAGCCTTGCAAGGGTAATCAGTTATGTCCTACATGGAGGTCAATTTGGCATCGAAGAAGGCTATTGTGTAATGAGCATTAACTAACAATCAAAAATAAAAAGATGAAAGAGAAGCTAAAAAAAGTGCTAACCTATCTGCACGACAAAAATGAAAGGGAACTTGCATCAATAGTACTTGATGTTATAAATGATAAACCCATACCCAAAAAGCCATTAAAATACCTCGCCAATGATACCGTCACATGTCAGAAGATTGCTGAACTGCTGGGCGGAGAACATATACAAACCGATATTTTAGACTCAGGAACTGAAAAAGCATGTATCAGTATTGATTTGAGCATGGATAATGTTGGTTGTGCTTTATATATCGGTATGAATGGTAGTCTAGAATTATTCTCAGGAGCTAACGGTATATTAGAAATCCCCAACTGCCTCCAAATCGCTGATTTAATCCTATCCAAATACAAAGTCGAATGAAATCAATAGAATGTCCGAACTGTGGTCACATTATCAAAGACGCTGATTTAGTTCAGCCTGATTTATACTTCCCCATAGTGGGATATACAAAGCGTGAAAATGGGAACAACTATTACAATACCATCCCAATCGGTAGTCCCATCTATGAAATGGAGGATGGCAGGATATTTATTCTCCAAAATAAGATAGATAATAGCGACCCATATCAGTATCCCGTTATTTATAGGCGTGAATCATTATATAGATTATAAACATGCTACTATTAACTATTAAATCCTTGTAAAATTCACAGGGGCAACTATATATCTATTCAACCTGACTAATTAAATGAACAAAGACTTACTACATATCACAAACGAGGACTGCATGGAGTGTGGACAACCGAATTAGGATAATTCGTATATACTATGTATCTTAGCTAAATGAAAGAAATAAATGATTTACAGATAGGCAAAGCGGGGGAATACCTTGTGTGTGCAGACCTTATCCTTAATGGATTTGTAGCCTTCCCATCCGAACAGGGATTACCCTTTGATGTGGTGCTTAGTATTGATGGCAGACTTTTAAAGGTACAGGTAAAGACTACTCGTAAAGCAAAAAACATCGCTCAGAGGAAATCGGATGTGCCTGCGTACATTTTTCATATAGGCAATAATGGCAAAATGAATCGGCGAAAAAAGTATGACAAAAACCAAGTGGATATATTCGCCTTAGTCGCACTTGATACAAGGCGCATAGCGTATATCCCGTATTTTAATGTTCAAACCACTATGAATTTTAGGGTGCCTGAATTAAAGGGTAAATACCATGATGAACAGGGTGTGCAAAATAAATCTGCTGTCATTGAACTAAAAACTAAAGGGCTATCCGGTACTGAAATAGCGAAGAAACTAAACATGAAACTTTCCCTTGTATATAGATATAGTGCCGATGTTTCATTAAAACAGAAAGGAACAAATGCAGGGGTATATTTTGATGAATTTACACTAGAAAAATGCCTAAATGGAATACAATAACTTTCAATCTGAATGGCACAAGGGCGACCTCCACATATACAATATGGATTGTATGGAGCTACTGAGGCAAACGCCTGATAATTACTATTCCCTTGCTTGCGTTGACCCGCCGTATGGATTAGGAAATAGGCTTAGTGATGGTGGAGGAAAGTTAAAAAACACCCCAATGGCTGAATTATATAGGGGGAAAACGTGGGACGTTCTGCCATCAAAAGAATATTGGGATGAGTTGTTCAGAGTTTCTAAAAATCAGGTTGTTTTTGGGGCAAATTATTTTTTACAATACCTCCATAATACAAGGGGCTTTATTTGTTGGGATAAAAACCAATCTATGCCCACCCTTTCTGCTTGCGAGTTAGTTTGGACATCTTTTGATAAGCCAGCAAAAATAATGACAAAATCATCAACCGATTTAGAGAGATTCCATCCTACTCAAAAGCCCATATATATATATAAATATGTACTTGAATATTGTAGAGCCAAAAATGGCGACAAGATACTTGACACCCACATGGGCAGCGGCTCTATAGCTATTGCCTGCCAACAGATGGGCTACGACCTGACAGCCTGTGAAATTGATAAGGACTATTACGAAGCAGCATTGAAACGAATTGAACTAAACACAAGACAGATAAGTATTTTTTAACAATAAAGACCCGATTGGGTGTAATAAGTATATAGTTATCTTCACAGGTTTTTGTATCTTTAATCCGCAACATTATGGTATCAATGATATTAAATATAAACCCCACCTCGCCATCAGCCATGATGTTGCAATCTACACCGATGGCAGGTGCGGGCTTAATTTTTTATTATGACAAAGCGTAAAGCAATATCTACAAAAACAAGATTTGAAATCTTCAAAAGGGACTCATTCACTTGCCAATATTGTGGCAAAACACCGCCCCGTGTTATATTAGAGGTTGACCATATTGTTCCTGTTGTATCTGGTGGCAAAAACAACATAGACAATCTAATAACTGCCTGTTTTGATTGTAACAGAGGTAAAGCAGGTAACGAATTAACACAAATAATAGAAAGTGTTGCAGATAAGCACAAAAGGATTAAAGAGAAAGAAAAACAATACTTAGAATTTAGGAAGCTGCAAGATTCTATTGAAAATAGAATTAACCAAGAGTTGCAAGTCATTTCGGCAGAGTTTTCAAAGTTTTTCCCCAAGCACCAAATGAGTGATAATTTCATAAATACTTCCGTTAGACGATTTATTGATTCATTAGGGTTTCCTGTAGTTTTATCTATTTTGCGAATGTCTATGTCGGTTACAGGAAGCGCACACGGGTCAACTCAATATTTCTGTAAGGTGTGTTGGAATAAAATAAAGGAGGACGAAGAATGACTCAATACGAATTAAGCAAGCGTTTTTGGGATTGGGCTTTCGATAATCCCGAAAAGATTACCCCATATCATATATCAATCTATTTTTTTGCAATGGAACATCACAACCGATTGGGGCAAAAAGAAAAATTTGGATTCCCTAGTCAGATGGCTATGGATGCTATCGGTGTAAGCAGATATGAAACATATGCTAAATATTTTAAAGATTTATGCTCTTGGGGGTTTTTTACCCTTATCCAAAAGTCACAAAATCAATACTCGGCTAACATAATATGCTTCAACTTCGCTCCACTATCAAATAGTAAAGCACTAGGTAAGGCAATAGTAAAGCAAACCGAAAAGCACCGCGAAAGCAAACCGAAAAGCGATGTGGTGAGCAATAGTAGTATAGATAATATAAATAACTTAGAACTAATAACAGGTGTTGATGATGAATCAAAAGATTACGAACTTCACCCCAAAGCATTTAAGTACAAAAACCTTGATAGCTACATTAAAATACACTTTGGAGATATTGGGCATCCTGACACCCACAAGGAATCCCGAAATACTACCATGAAAGTTTACAGGCTAAAAGACGAAACTCAATTAAGGGAACTAGCTACCGATTTTAACACATACCTGAAAGGGGCATCAAAGCAAAATGATTATCCTACCCTAGAATCTTGGCAAAGCCATTTTTTTAATTGGGTCAAAACTCAGGACACATCTACTAAACCTGAACCTAACCGTAATATTAACAGGGCTATTGGGACAGCCGATAGAGAATTTGGAGGAGCATGATAAGCATATTCAAAAATATAAGAGCTACTACCGACCCGCAAAATGTGGATGCTGGTATTGTATATAAATCTATACAAAAAGGACAATACAAACAGCAGGTAGAGGCTATACGTAAAGTCCCCGACAAAAAGACAAGGGCAGCACTAAAGGCTGAATTGGTATGCGTGTGTTTTTCGGGTACATTCTCCAAAAGAGAGGATGGGGCTATTTTGAGCCATTCAGGGCTTGCCGTACTAGATTTCGATGGATTGCCCGACCCTATCGCAAAACGGGCTGAAATGGCATCCTATGACTTCGTAGAGGCTGCTTTTGTCAGTCCTAGCGGTGACGGATTGAAAGTTGTGGTTAAAATCCCTTCCGACCCCGAAAAACATAAAGGCTATTATAGGGCTTTGGCTAAGAAATTTGAGGGGGTTGATGAAACGAGTATAAACCTAAGTAGGGTTTGTTATATCTCATACGACCCTGATATATACATAAATCTGTTAGCGGTAGACTTTACGGGCTATATCCCTGATGCTAAAGTAGTATCTGACAGGCAATACGCCGAAGTGGAAATTAAGGATGTACCAAAGGATTTTGACCGTATCGCTAGGGCTGTGAAAATGATACGTGAGGCATCGGATGGAGAAAAACACGCCAAGCTACGTGACGCATCGTATCTGCTAGGTGGATGTGTGGCTATCGGTAGCATATCGGAAATGGAGGCTATTTCAATCCTAGAGGCTGAAATAAGCAAAAGAAACATAGATAGCTTCCCTGCTGCACAGAAAACCATTAGAACGTGTCTGAGTGAAGGAAAGACAAAACCACTAGAGCCTAGCATCAAATACTCACAATCTGCCCCTAGCAATCCTGCTGTGTCTACTGGCATAAGACCAATAGATGATGTATGGGAGAACATGAAGGATTCATTTAAGAATGGCAAAAAAAGAGGTTTAACTACTCACTTTACCAAGTTTGATGAAAATTTTAAATGGAAAGCAGGGGAGATAACACTGATTATTGCAAGACCGAATAGTGGTAAAACTGAATTTGGCTTACAGTTGATGCTTATGAAATCGGTTTTTGATGGATGGAAGTGGGGAGTATTTAGCCCTGAGAACTACCCCGAAGATGAATTTTATGATTCACTGATACATACATACATCGGTAAAACAACCGACCCATTTTACGGTCAACATCAAATGTCAATAGAGGAATATGAGAAGGGCTATCAATTTGTACGTGAACACTTTTTTTATGTATATCCAGAATCGCATACAATCGAGGAGATAGATGCCAACTTCGACTACCTGATAAAAGAGAAAAGAATAAACGGAACATTTATAGACCCTATGAATCAAATATCATACGATGAAGGGGCAAGGACTGACCAATTCCTGAGTAAGTTTCTAACGGTGCGTAAAAGAAGGGCTATCGAATACGGTGGACATGATGTAATAAGCACTCACCCGCGTACAATGTCTAGGAATAAAAGTGGGGAATATGATGTGCCTGACATGTATGAAATAGCTGGAGGTGCAATGTGGGGCAATAAGATGGATAATATTATGGTTATCCATAGACCCAAATTTCTGACTGACCCTATGGACACTACAGTAGAGGTTCATGTAAGGAAGATTAAAAAACAAAAGCTAGTAGGAATACCCGGCACTTGTGTATTTGATTTCAAACGTAGCACAAACCGCTATTATGTAGACGGCATTAGCCCGCTATCTGACGGTAAATTTATCACTGAGACTGCAAGGAACTTTGAGGACACCACTAGCAAGATACTTAAAATGCCTTTGCGTGTATCTGAATCAAAGCGAGAAAGGCAAGATGATTTGGATGATTTAGCCACACAACTAGAAATAATAAAATGACCTACGCTGAACAACTCAAAGACCCAAGATGGCAGAGGCTACGCCTAAAGATATTTGCAAGGGATAAATGGAAGTGCAGAGTATGTAAGTGTGGAGATAAAACACTAGCAGTACATCATCTATTTTACAATCCATCAGGCAAGGCATGGGAGATTGATAAGAAGTGGCTGATAACCGTCTGTGAAGATTGCCATGAGAACTTAGAGAAAGAAAAAGGCAAGCCTTTGGAGCTTGCCGACCATGATTATATCAGAATGTATAAACGGTACAATAAAGACCGTAATTCTATTCACAAATCCTCTCTATGGCTTCATTCACCTTTTCTAGTAAATCAGTATTGACAGTGTATAGGCTATTTGTACCCGATTTCTCGAATGATACGAATTTAGCTTTACGTAGCCTAGTTAGGTGCGTAGACGTTAGCGATTGCTCTATACCAATGGCCTCATAAATATCCTTAACCGAGCTTTTAGGATTGTTGGATATAAATTCTAAAATAGCTTTACGCTCATGCTGGCAGATAGTTCGTAAAATATGCTGCGCTTTGTTTATCTGCTGCGTGTTGATTAATGGTGTCTTTTTCATGCTTGTTTTTAAAATGTTATAAGTGATTTAAATATTTCAAATCCGTATGCTCCTGATCTTTGCAGTATAGGAAATAGCTCACCCGCTGTTATCCCTTCGTATGCTTCGGTATGCTGTGCCATCCATGACTTAACTCCCATTTCGCAACTACCAGTTATCAGCCTATAATGCTGTATAGTTATCGGTGTATCCTTATTTATGGGTGCTTTTTTGAGTGTTTCGGATACTATCTTAAACTTTAAGTCTTGGATAGCTTTTTTAACCGTATCACCGTGAGCAAAAAATCCATCCTTCTCAGCTACAAAACAGGGTTGTTTCTTTATCACGTTTTTAGTCATTGATTGAAAGTTATAGCCCGTATATAGCTTTATGCCTTTAGTGGTTTTTTCTGATTCAATGATAAATACCGAACCGTCAATGTTTTTATAGGTTAGTTTATGCTTGCCGATTTTTATTTTGCCATATCCTTCAAGGTCGAGGCTGCCTGTGGTGACTATAGAGCTTGGCAGGGCGTGTGCATATCCTTCAAGGTCGAGGCTGCCTGTGGTGACTATAGAGCTT